TGGTTTTCACCCCGTTCGAAATGATTCTTTTTTTTCCAAACTCCGGAACCTCGACCGTCCCCTCTTCCGAGGTGAGTTCGTTCAGGTTCGTAAGCCCCTCGAGGATTTCACCCTCGACGATAAGTATCTGTTTCTCGGCTTGATCGTTGTTTTGCATGGCTTAACTCCTGAGTAAGATTCCGACGCCAATTCGGATGCTTCCGGCCGGCGCGGGGAAAGTGAACCAAACATCGAGATTGCGTTCTCCGTTGTTGATCGAGGTCTGAGGGTTGTTGATTTCGTCGGCCTGAACCTCGAAGTGATCGGCGGGCTGAGTCGGGGCGCCATCGGTTCCAAAACTTTGACCGAAGGTTTCGCCCTCGGGAACAGTTCCGGTCGAGCCCGATCTCCAAAGCCGGTGAAGGAAATTGAGGATCGCCATGCGGTCGGCGGTGATCCGCTTGAAGTTGTTCGGCTTGTTCTCGGAGGTCTGGAGGCTGTCCACAGCGGAAACTTTGATGAAGTCGCGCATGAGAAGCCCATTTGCGAACTGAAACTCTTCGGCCGTCGAAAGGGTGAAGAAGTTTCGGATCACAAAGCCGCTTCCAGCGGAGAACTGAATCACGTTCACGCCGGCATTGGACAAGTCCGTTCGGTCTTGGTCATTAAGGAATTGATCCCCGACGATTCCAACAGCACCGAAGAGCGGGCGCTCTTTCCGGGCCGGGATGTAGTGAATCCCGTCGAGTCCGATACTCCGCATCCAGTCGGCCATGACGAAGCCGAGATTCGGAACGGAGCGGGGCGGCGCGATCGGGGAGGTCGAGAAGGGATCGGCGATTTGCATCCAGTGAGCGACCAGGATTCCCAGGTGGGCGTCGCTTCGCTGGAGACTTTGGCCGATCGTGATGAGCTGGGCCTTTGTCCTGTCGGCCGTGATCGTGAAGAGCCACTTCGGATTGTCCGTTCGGCTCTGGCAGTAGGTTTCCCCAGCCGATTGAATCGTTTGGTTGGTCGTCTCCGGATTCCCCATGAACCGGACAGGCAGGGTGTCGAAGGCCACAAGATCGCGCGACCAGTGCGCGGCGGTCGTCGGGGCGGTTCCATCGGCTCCGCTCGTCAAGTAAGCCACCGATGCGACATCGACCGGGAAGCTCAGGTTGAGAACGGAAACGCTTGCCAGGTCTTCGGCGGCGAGGTAGTTGGAGGATTTGAAAATGTTCGTGACGTAGAACTCGGTGACTTCCGGTTCCATCGTACACCAGATTTTTCCGAGTTCGACATCGACTTCGGAAACGATCCCGCCGATAGTTTTCCGGTAGGTTTTAAGTTGGAAGCCGAGAACCTTCACGGCGTCGCCGATCGCTCCGGTCAAGGAACCATCGAAGGCCCCCGTCCAGGAAACAAAGCGGGTGCTTTCATTGATCGCGGTGATTTTTTTGTAGACCGGCCCGCTCGTCACATTGAACCGGAGAAGGTCGCCAACGCGAACGCCGATGATCGAATCAAGCTGGGCGCTCGTCGCCGCGGCCGCGACAGTCGCCGCAAGGAGGGTTTCGAAGCGGAAGCCGTTCGTGATCGTGTACCCGGTGCGGTTGGTGTTCGCCCCGTACTCCGTCACGTCCTGCCAAGCGGCTTTAAGTTTCAGGGTATTTGCGGAGGAACCATCGAGCAAGTTTGCAAAACCCTGGACGGCGTCGATTGCGGAGCCCGTGTAGCCCACATGGGATTTCACGAACAGTTTCGCGGAGACTCCGGCGAGGTTTTGGAAAAAGGAATTGAGGGCGTCCCAGCCGTAGTAGGCCGCGTTGTTGTGAAGGCCGAAAATAATTTCAGCCTGGCGCGTGTTGTTGATCTCGATCGCCTTGTCGAACTTTCGCTCGAATTGACCAATGATCCCACCGATCAGGAAGTCGGCCGGCGTAACCGACGCGGCGCTCTTGGTCGGATTGTTGGCGCCGAATACTCCGAGAAGTCGTCTTGCTTGTGACATGGTGCTTTACTCCTTCACCGTAAAGTATCGGCTCTCGTGAGGCCAGTTTTTGTCGGTGAGTAATGATTTTTGGATTTCTTTTTCTTCGTAAGGCCCAAAGCGAAGCCATTCGCCGTTGAGCCGGATGTCGATTGTGCGGTTTTCTTTGAAGACAATCCGGACAGTTGAACCGCCCTTGTAATTGCCCTCGACGTTGGAGGTCTTTTTCTTTTCGTCTTGTCCGATCTTTTCGTCGCCCATAGTTTAGTCCCCTAAATGGTTGATGAGATTCTTTGAAATGTTCACAGTTAAAGCGGCCTGATTCGCCAAGAAAGCGACTGAGCGATTGTACACATCCTCAATTATTTCAACGGAAGCCTGATAAGTCAATTTTATTTCCTGGCCGTAAGCCTGGCTTGGAGCCTCGTCGGTCGGCGCTCCGAGGAAATTGATCGTCACTTTCTTTCCGTTCACCCAGATTTTGTTCTTGGAAAGGACTCTCCGGACGTGGTGCGACATGATCGCGGCGAGTTCGGCGCTCCGGCTGTTCACGTCAATTTGAATCGTCCAGCGGATCGGCTGGCCGTCTCTCCGGATGCTGGCCTGATCCTCTTGGAAAGAATCGACTTGCTCGTCGAGCTTGCTTGTCCGTTCGAACGGCTCACCGATAAGCCCCCAGATCACGATCCCAGGGGAAAGGATTTCCTTTTCGTTTTGTCCGAACTCGACCGGGAGCGTCAGATAAACACTGGCCCCGTTCATCGAATTGAGGATTTCCTTCCCGTCGTAAAGTGAAGTCATTGACCATTTCCGATCGAGAAAATCCCAAAGCTGGTGACGTTCGGAGGTCGAGTTCTTTTTCAGTTTCACGACGGCGTGTTTCTCGACGAAATTGAGTTCCTTCGTTTCGTCCGTGGTTTTCAGGGAAAGGGTTTTCTGCCCTTGATCGGTGTCACACGTTCCGACCAGGATTCCGTCTCCCAGGTTCTGATTGATCTCCCACTCGATTTGCTCTTTCACTCCCCGGAAAATATCAATCGGGAGTTCGTCCACGCACGCGAGGCAGTTGGAAACTACCAAGTAATCAGAAATGTTTTGCCGGGAGGTGATCCGGATTTTCGTAATGGAGACCAGAGCGCCGACGTCGATCTCCGAGTATTCCCAGGTCGGCCGCACCTGGAGTAGTCGTTTCACCGAATCCCCGAAGTCGATGTCGTAATAAAAATCAGCGGGTTTTTCGTAGGAGTGAGTTTTGAAAAACCGGCTCCAGGCATGGAGAACGATCTGGGGAAAACCCGTTATGTCGATCGGAGTCGAGAAAGTCTTTTCGACGTAGGCGTCCTCTTCGGTAAACTTGAAAACCAGGCTTGCCGAATTGTTCCCGGCGATAAGCTGGGCGTGTTGGTTTACGGGCTCGATCGAAGCCCCGACCGAAGCAGTCCAGCCCGTCGGATCGGAAAGGAGGTCGACGACGGTGTTCACTCTGTCAGCCTCCGGAAATAAGAATCAATCCCACGATCGAGGGCCGCTTTCGATTCGGCGATATGATTCGCCTTGCCGTCGGCCAGGTATTTCTGAATGGCGTTTTTCACCGTCTTCGAGGTTTCATCTTTGATCCGTTTTTTTCCCCAAAGCTGGTAGGATTTCAGGAAGGCGGGCCGCGGGGGAATGCGGATCATGCGGGCCGTCGCGCCCTCGCCCTGGGCGATCAGAGCGCCGTACTCATGGACGTGAAATAAGTCCTTGAGCCGGAGATTGCTTTTCCAGTGCCGGCCGATCGAAGGCTGGACGGTGTACCCGGCTTTCGTTTCCTTGATCCGGAGGAGGTTCATGTAGGATTTTTCTTTTTTCTCGTCGCCGCGGCCGTAGAGCGGGGTTTCCGGAGCAGGGAAGTTCATCCGGCCTTTGGCATCTATACTGACCCTGGAGAGCTTCTGCAAGGAAAGTGTATTGCGCTTAATTCCGTCGTGGAAGATTTTTACCAGTTCGACGGCATCTTTTTTGAGCTTCGCGCGGATGAGCCCATTCATCAGGGCCGGAAGTTTCGCAAGCCTCTTTTTAAAATCCCCTGAGAAAGTTATTTTCGAACTCATAACTTGGAAAGCCCCAGGTTGATGTAGAGGTAGGTGTCCCCGTATTGCCCCGTGAGGGATTTGTCCACGATCTCATAGCGGCCCGTCGCGGTCTGCACCGTGGAGCGCTTGATCTCAATATCGTTGAAGCCGGCGTCGTTGTTTATGAAATCCTGATGCGGGACGACAGCGATCACCCGACTATTTTCTTTCAGGCCGGCCCGCTGGAGATCGTAAAAGCTCGGGCTGTAATTCAGTGGGTTTGCGTGAGCAGAGAACTTTTTTCCCTCGTCGCGCCGGTTGATACTCTGGTATTTGTCCCGGGCGATGTCCGGCTCCTCGCGGAGATTGATTTCGATCGAGGCGCCGTTCTCGCACGCGAGTTGTTGGATTTCCTTCATGGCCTGGCAAGCCTCAAAGGAAACGGCCTTGCTACTCACCCGACGACACCCGTGCAGTAGCCCCGGATGATTTCCGTAGCTTCCGCCACATATTCCGTTCGGACGATTCCCCATTTTCCACGCGGCCCGAAGTCGCGGGTGAAAGCCTGGGTCTGGATGTTCCCGCCTCCGGTTCGGTTTGCGATTTGCTGGAGAACGTGGTTTGCGGCCAGGAGCAGGATGGCCGAGCAAAGGTCGGCGGGCGTCTCAGCGTAGCCGGCCGTGTAGGTGATTTTGATGTTTCGGCGTCCCTTGGAAAAATAGCGGCGTTCGATTCCCTCGGAAATGGAAGCGCGAGATTTGAGAAGGCCCTCGGCGGCGTTCACGACAATAGACCCGACATTGATCGGGTACTCGGAGCCGGCAACAAAGGAAAGATCGATCAGCGCCACGATCGGGCGTCTGTTTAAAGTCAGAACATCGGAGCCGTTCCCGTCGTAGTATTCGACGTACTGGAGAACCTCGCCGATTTTGAAACCGACTTTCCCCTCGATAAAAGGGATCACTCGGTTGGAAATAATTGCTTGGATTTGTTTTTTAGAAACAAAGGTAGAGCATCCCGAATCCTCTTGCTTACAAGTTACGCCGAAGTCGGCTAAAAACTCGACCACTTCTTCTGGAGTCGGGATGCCCATGCCTATGACCGGCGATTACTCGCCGTCTTTTTCGTCTTTTGCTTTCGCTTTTTTCGACTCTCCGACTTGGGTGAAACCCTCGTCTTTAAGTTTTCGGAGTGTGTTCACGTCCGAATCGTCCACGCTCACGACGCCGTCCTTGATGGCGAGGGAAGTTTCCTTCCCTTGTCCATCGTGGAAGAACATCGTCGACGTGCCGGAAAAGTTGGGATGTTGGAGTCTCATGTTACGCCACCTTCCGGCCGCGATACAGAACCGAGGTCGCTTCGTAAGACGGAGTCAAAGCCCCGTAGGTACGAATCAGCCAGGGAATGTTGTCGTCGGTTTCGGCGAGGGGTTTCACGGAGATAATTCCGTTCATCCGGTCGCCCGCCTTGTTGGTGTACGGAAACTTGCCGAGGCCTTGGATTTCGTCCAAGTCCCAGAGATAGAAAATCTCTTCGGGATTGGTTGTGCCATTCACGAAGGGAAGATCAAGTTGCATTTCCGTAGGAACGTCAGCGGCAGGAGCCGCGGCGGTGAGGTCGATCACAGTCACGTTGCCAGTCACAGCGCCCGTGCCGTCGTAGGTGAAAGCCGAAACCTGTTTCCAGAACTTCGTGTTCGCCGTGCCGGTCGTGGTGCCGAGGTAGACTTTGTAACTGAGAGCGCCCGTGAAAGCGGTAAACGTCAAGCGGAGGGTTTCAGCGGACGCAATGATTTGCGTAAACTGAGCCGAGGCTTGTTGTTCGCCATCGAGGGTGACAGGAGCCACACGTCCGAAGTAGGTCGTAGCGGCCAAGGAGCCACCACCGACAACAGCGGAAGGAGTAACAGTTCCCATCGTGCCCAAGGGCCGGGTGTAGGTGGATTCGATGATCGGGATTCCGCGGTAAGCCTGGAGTTTCCAGCCGCCGTTGATTTCGATCGCTTCGATTCCAGGGGTGTTCGGTTGGGTCAAGCGGAAATAAGTCACAAGGCTGTTTGCCTTGGAAAGTAGTTCCGGCGACATAATGAACGCCCTTCGGTGCTTGGCCCCGCCTTTGCGATTGCTCTTGGCGATTGCGTCGTCAAGATCAGTCAGGGCGAAGACAGTACCAGCGGCCGCGGAGTTAACGCGGTTCGTCTTAATGAAATGATCCAGACCCGAGAACTCGTAAGTGTTCGCGTCGGCGTTGCCGTACACGATGTAATAAACGAGGTCGTAGATTTGGGCGAGGACGTGGTTTTCCAAGTCCTGCGCGGCGACATCCTCTTCGACAGAGTCAACGAGGAAGTTGGTGATCTCACCGATCCGGCGAACGACTTTCAGAGTCACGCTGTCGCGCACATAGGAAGCCTGTTTGCGGGGAGTGGTGGAACCTTCGCCGACAGCGCCACCCGGAGTGGGGAGAGCAGTCAAGCGGTTGAACTCATGCACGTTTCCGGTGATGGACTTGCCGACCACGAGCGCAAGCTCGGGGGAAAGTTTCACGACCAGGGAGGTGATGAGCGCTTCGAGGTTTTGACGGATGAGAGCCCCGCCAGAACCGGAAGCCGTGGTGAGGGCTTTTTGGATCAAGCTCTTCGCGGTATCGTCCCCAGCGAATTGATTGAACATTTTGAACGTTCTGTTCATTGTTAGTCTCCTAATAGATTTTGTCGTGCGAGTTGCTTACAGTCTTTTGGGCTGTAAATTAAATCCCGCGAAGGGTTCGCATGAGTCCCTTCGTAAGAGTTTTGGAGTCGGCCGGAGTCGTCGGAGCTTTTCCAGCACCAGCGGCTTTCGCGACCATTCCTTCGATCAGCTCTTCGAGAGCCTTTGCCGATTCCGCAGGGACAGAGCCTTTGGACTTCGCGACTTTCTCGCTGGACTTGGCTTTCTCCAAGTCTTCAAACGATTTTTCGCTGATCCCGATTCCTTCCAGCAGGGCGCCCATGGTGTTTGCCAAAGCTTCATTTTGCGACTTCATCGCCTTGATTTCTTCGAGCATTCCTTTCATGAGTACGAGGTTGGGGTCGATGGCTTGCTTGCCAACGGTTTGAACGGGAGCGGCCGATTTGCCGACAAGGGCCAGGAGAGCGGCGAGCGCTTTTTTGGCTTCGTTGGCACCGGCAATGGAAGTGTCGGCTTGGACACCTTCGATGCGCTCTTCGGCGTCGTCGGAAGCAGTGCCGGCGTTTTCGTCGACCTTGTTTTCCGATTTCTTTTTCTTGTCTTCGGGATCACGGCCGGCCGCGTCGGTGTCGCCAGGATTCGATTCCTTGTTCGTCACTTCGTCGCTTTCGTCGTCCTTCGCCGCGTTCGCGTCAGCTTCACCGGAGGTGTCTCCGGCGTTCATCTGGGCGATTTCCTGGAGCATGGTCATGCAGTTGTTGAGAAGGGTTTTCTCGTCGGGCGAGAGTTCCTTTTTCACGACTTGCGTTTGGGTCTTTCCTTTCATGATTTATTCCTTTTCCGTTAGGATTGAGTTTCGCAATCTCCGTAACTCACCCTCAAGACTTTTCAAGAGAACCGTTCTCCTGAGCTGTCCTTGGCTTTTTGTCGCATCGCCTTTTTCATCATCTTGAAAAAGAGCCGCCGATTCTAAGACCAGGTTGACCATGATGGACTTGTATTCGTCGAATACGGCCTCGAGCGCTGATTGCTTTTCAGCGATCTGAGAGTCCTTCATGATTTCACCGATTTGATCCCTGAGAGCAGAATCGAGCTTCCACGACAGATCGTAGAACTTCCCCTTCATCTGTTCCTCTTGGATCGAGTCCATGAGAGATTTGCGTGCAATTTTGGTGACGGTCGCCAGCGACTTTTCGCCGAGCGCTTTATAGACGGCCGCGGCCACGCTCGTTTTGTAAGCGGGCCGCGGAACGACTACAACACCGTCGAGTTGAACATCGTCAATGACTCGGCGCATAAAGCCCTTGTCATCGTTCTGTTCTTTGATCGCGCCTTCCGGTACGATCCCTTCGATGGAAAAGCCCTTGAGGATGGGCTTTGCGTACTGTGCTTTTCCGGTAATCTGATTCCACATCGCGTTCGCTTTTTCGACCTGGAAGGATTGCGCTCCCTCCGAGCCATCGTAAAGGCGGTACGTTGTGATCCAGTTTCCGTTTTCGTCGATTTCACTTTTTTCAAGTCGGCCGATGTCCTCGGTCGATTTGATTCCGTGTACATCGGGAAAAAGGAGAACCTCTCCGGATTGAGCTTGCTTGTGAAAACTTTGGATGGCGTTTTTAGACATCCGTTCGCCGTGGTGGTCGATCTCCAGGCCGGATGAAATCCCGACGAGATAACGTTTTTTCTTTCCGTCCTCGTCCTTCTCAATGACGTGAAGCCCCTTTTCAATGTCGCGGGGCTGAAAGTCGAATCTGATCTTTTGGATTTTAGGAACCATTGAATTACTCCAAGTGTAAAGTTTTTTGTAGGGATTGTCTATTGCTTTCGTTCTTTTGCCAAAAGTTGGATTTCGCAGTTGCACCCGATCGTCTGTTCGGGAGGAGCCGACGGGTCGTGCGGCATCGCCATTCGGGTGACACCCTTGAAGACAAGAGCGTGTCCTTTCCCGCTCACATAATTCGGAACCTCGAAGGAACCATTGAACGGAACGGTCTGGAGGTGGGTCATTTGATGGCCGCGGCGCGGGTTTTTGGAAAGGTTTTTATTGTGAATCCAGCGCTTGAAAACTTCGACGTGCGGGTTTTTATCTTGGATCGCCTTCCCGTAGGAATACTTCACAAGGTTGGTTGAACTCCGCATTTCAGTCACGGCGATGGAATGGATGTTCGACGGCATCCCGTAGGCCGGGTCGCGCTTCACATATCCGGCGTAGACCTCAGTGATCGCGTCCTCGAAAGCGGAAACGTGCTTGGGGTTGAGTCTCCCCTTCTGCCCTGGGCGCTGGAGGTAGAGCGGGTCTTTCGCGGATTTGATTTTCTCCAGGGTCGCCCGGAGCTTCGCGGTCAAGTCGTCCCGAAGGGTGTCCGTGATGAGTTTTCCTTTCTCCGCGGCCTTGACCATGAAGACGGCGCTCTTCGGGAGAACGTCGGCGACATCCGGAACGATCACCCGCTTGGCCCCGGTGATTTTCTTCACGCTCTTTTCCCATTGGGACTTGGTGCGGCGGGCCAGGTTATTGCTGATGTTCTCGGCGTTCTGAGCAATGATTTTCGCGGATAGGAGACGGAGTTTTTCCCCTTCGTAACCGAAGCGGGATTTCAGCCGATCGAGGTGAACCTTCGCCATTTAGATATTTTTAAGGATGCCGTCAAAAATCTTTTCAACGTCCTGGCCGTCCAGGGCGCCCGCCTTCAAGTCGTCGATCATCTTTTCCATTCCAATTTGAAACATCGCCTGGAGGTCAAGCGCAAGCGGCCCGGTCATTTCTGAAAACTCGTCCTGCGAGATTTTCTTGTCGGCTTGCTCAAGTGGCATGGGTCGTGGCGCAGAAGATTCCCCTGCGGTGGGCTTTGATCAGGGTGTTCCGAATCCGCATCCTGATTTTGTAAGTCTCGAAGAGCTCCCCGTCCATGCGCTTTGCAGGGCTGTTTAAAATCGCCTCCGCGAGTTCTTGACGGGTGGCGTTTCGTTTGAGTGCGGCCGGGTCAAGGGCCATCGGCTCATTTTCCAGTTCGGCGAGTTCCAAGTGATTCATAATCCCTCTGGCTTTTTAACAGTTAAAAGCTGAGGCTGAAACTTTGCTTTAAAAGTCAAAACCTGATGCCATATAGTTCCTGTAAAAAGAACTATCAATCTTTCCAAAAAAGAAAGCTTCCAAGAGAAAGCAATCCTTCCGTCCTCACCATCAAAGCGATGGCATGGGATTGGCAAGTATTCCTTTTGATCTTTAGCAATCACCAGATCAGGATTTTCGATTTCAGCTATTTTCATTTTTATTATTTAAGAGTTTTTGTGAACACGGGATTTTGAGGATTCGCTCCGGGCGTCGGCACCTGGGAGCCCTGGGGGAAGTCGTATTGCTCTCCCTCGAATGGGGATTCGTTCAGCTCCGACACGCGGAGTTCGTTCACGGAGTAGAGCCCGCTCTGAACCTTGGCGGTGAGCTTGGCGATCTCTTCTGTCTCGCTTTTCTCATGCCGAAACTTGAAACGGTATCCCGAGCCGAAGCGGTAGGGAATGATGTCCTGATTCAAAAAGTTTTCGAGCATCGTCACCATGGGCATAATTCCCTTGCCTTGGTCGATGTCGGCGTTCGTCTCACTCGTCGCGCGGCCGCTGGTGCCATCGCTTCCGGTTTGGTTGATCTCGTTGTTCGAGGCATTGAAGACCATCGCGATTGCCTTGTCGAGTTGATCCTGCCGGCGCATCTGGACATCCATCGTATTTTCTTTGGACAAGTCGAGAACGATCGGCTGGCCGACTCCGGAGAGAGTTCGGATCGCGGCTTTTTTCGATTCCGTGAGAGCGACTTCGATTCGGCGCTGTTCCTCTTTCGGCATCGGTAGCCCGCCGACGGCCGTGTTCGTCGGGTCGAGCGAATCTTTCTCCCCGAAGATCACGACCTTTTCCGGAGGCTTGGTGCCGTCGGCTTGCTCGGCCATGAGCTTGTCGAAGAAAAGAGTTTCGGCGGTTTTGTTGATCAGGCTTTCCAGCGGGACGAATCCGTAAGCCCGAACACTCGACGGAGCGTAAGGACAGAACGCGCACTCGTCCTCGTAGAACGCCTGGGGAGAAGCACCGAGGATTTGCTGAATAAAAACTTCGTAGCCCCCGATATATTTCGTCCGGAGCGGGAAAACAGTTCCACCCGGGAAGAGGTAGAAGTTTTCGAGCAGGGTCGAATCCGGATTCACTTGTTTGAAGACGGAGGCGTTCCCGTGAACTAGGGCGTCCATGACGTAGACCTTTCTGAACTCCTGGAAGTTCATGTGGACGTTCGGCTGTTCAAGCCACTGTTCGACGTTCTCGCATTCGCCCTTCGACTTGAATTGCTGTCGGCGCTTCCAGCGGAGAAGGACGGCCTCGAAGTTTGATCCGTCGGGAAGTAACTCCGGTAACTCCGTCATTATTTTCGCCAGGATGCGGGCGCGGGCTATTCTCATGGCGAGAGTGGTTTGCCCTCTGAGTTCCTTCCAGCGGTCGAAAAGATTTTTGATGTGGAAAGCGATTTCCTCTTCGGCCTTTTCTTCGCTCACGACGTCCCAGTCCATCGCCGAGACTCGGTTCATCCGGCCAGTGACCAAAGAGAAAACCGGAGAGCAAAGCCGAAAGAGTTCGACGCGCTCGTCGGGCGTCAAATAAAAATACGGGTACTCGATTGAACCGCGAACTTCCATTCCCGTTTTGTCCTTCGCGGACACCGGCATGATTTGTGAAAAATGAACGACTTGAATCCCGCGAGAACCCTTCGAGGCAGTTACACCGGCGTCCTGCGGCTCCATGAGATCGTAGACGGAAGATTTATTCACCGGCGACGGAGCGCCAGCGGGTTTTCTTGGTGAAATCGTTTTTGGCATAGGGGAATTGTAGCACTAAACGTTTGTCGTTTCTACATACCGTTCGCGCGGCCGTCTATCACGAACGACGTTCGCCATCCGGAACCAGTTCAGGAATTGACTGGTCATGTCCACGAAATCGTTTAGCTTTCCCTTCGGGAAGGAAAGGAGCTGTTTGACGTACTCGACTACCCAAGCCATGCCGGGCTCGTTCTCGTCCGGAAGATAAACGTTCCCGCCTTCGAAGTATCCGGTCACACTGGACGCGCGAACGATTTTCGATCCCATCGTCGTTGAGCCCTTGGGTGGCCAGGCCATGACACCGGGAATTGTTTTCCGGAGCGTTGAGATCGCAGGGGCGCCCGCGGCCTTGTTCTCGATCAGGATCAAGTCGGTGTTCGCGTACATTCCCCGGAGCCTGAGAATCGCCTTCACCTGTTCCGTGAACTCCATTTTGGAAGCCTCAGCCCAAAGCAGATAAATGTCCGGGCGGGCGATTCCCCACACTCCCCCGGCATTGAGGCTTTCGCCGGACTCTTCGTCGTCTGAGCCGAAGGTCAAGTCCCAGGAGCAAACGATCTTTTCAAACTCCGGAAGTGTCGCTTTCGTCCAGCGCTTGACCATCCAGGGAGCCTTGAAAATAATCCCGTCAGCGGGCGAAGGGCTTTGTCCAAACTGGTTGGCGTATCCGGTCGGCTTGAGATCGGCCAGGATGTCGTCGAGTTCCTTTCGACCGAACCGGGCCGGGAAGAAAAGCCCAGCCTTGTAAAACTTTTTCAGCTCCGGAGGATTGATGTCGAACTTGTCCTCGGCCGGTATGCGGATGTGTTTGTACTTACTCGGATTCGTTTCCAGGATGTGGCCGGTGAGATCGCTCTCGTGAAGCCTTTGCTCGATCACGATCCGCGTTCCCGTCTTCAAGTTGTTGAGCCGGGTCGAAACCGTTCCGTCCCAAAACCTCGCCACCCCTTCCCGTTCGACTTCGGAGTTCGCCCGCTTCGGGTCGAGTCCGTCGTCCATGATTATGATGTCCCCGCCCTTCCCGTGAATCGGCCCGCCGACCCCAGCGGATTTCCGGAAACCGCCCTTGTTGTTTCCGAACCAGGATTTGACGTTCTGATCTCCCTTGAGCCGGAAACGTCCTCCCCAGTTTTTTTGATACCAGGTTGAAACGATCAAGTCCCGGGTGGCGACCGAATGTCCGACGGCCAAGTCCCCCCCGTAGGAAATGGTGATGAACTTCATCCAGGGAAACTTGATCCACGCCCAGGCATTGAGCGCGATCGTCGTCACGGTGGATTTCACCGATCGGGGAGGGACGTTGACGATTAAATTGTGGAGGCGAGGCTCGCCGGCGCCTATGCGCTCGACGATCTCTTGCAGTTCATCGCAAAGGTATTTGACGTGCCAGTTATCGACGAACTTTGTTTCTGGCTCAAGAATTACCCAGGCCTGGAGGAAGAACTCGTAGTAGCTCTGTTCACAAGCCCATTTTGCAAGCCACTCCGATGTGGGTTTACGCGGGAGTTTTTTCCCGGTTTCGCCTTGCCTTGTCGATGGCCCAAAGCTCCGAGAGTTCTTCTTTCGTGTATTCATCGGTTTCGCTCAAAGTAGCATTGTCCACGATTTCAAGACTTGTGCGATCCCAGCGGCCAAACTCTTTGGGAAACTTGCGCTCTAAAATCCAGGCGATCGCTTGCCAGCTCTTGTTCTCTTTCCCCTGTTTGGTGATCTCCATGAGTGAGGAGGCTTTTAATTGAGCCTCGGCCTTTTTTAGAGACTCCAAAAACTCCAATTTTTCAGGGTCGCCGGCCTCCGCTTGGGATTTCCACAGGTAGAAAACTGATTCCGAAATGCCGGCCATGAGCGCGGCGTCCTTCTGAGACAGGCCGATCAGGATGTGATCGCAGATCGTTTTGACGGTTTCCGGGGAGTATTTCATTGTGGCCGTCCAGAAGCGGGCATTGTCTTTACCCAGCTTGAAAGAATCCGTTTAAGCCGCCCGACTCTCTCCCTTTCAATTTCCCGAACGCATCGCCTCCAAGAGAGCCAGCCCTTCACCAGCGCCACCAGGAGGAAGCGGGAAGTAGCCCAGGCCCCGCGGAAGGTAACGAACCATGTCTCCGGCCCTCCAAGTAGGCCAGGACATTTTTCGATTTCGAGGTAGATTTCGCTTTCTGTTTTCATTGCCGAATCCATTTGATCGTCGGGTTCCCCGATTCCTGGGCCGTGAACTGAGCGACGTACTCCGGAACGATCTCCCCTATCGTGATTTCGTCGAAGTCCGGATGGTAGGCGATGTACTCGATTGCGCCCAGGTCGAGCCGGTGTTCGGCCCGGAGAATCGCACACCCCTTGGTGACGTAGGCCAGGTCTTGATAGCCATCTCTCCAGAAGGCGTCGGAGATAATAATTTTTCCAAGTCTTCGAGTTTTCATTTCACACCGTCCAGCAGGGCGAGGAAAGCCGCATTCGGATCTCTCGTACCCTTTTTAAGCATAATTCCTTTGAGAACCTTTTCCAAGCGCTCCTGAGTAGTTCGCTCCAGCCGGAATCGGAGGATGCGGTTGATCTTCACGATCTCCCCCTTTTTCTCAGCCTTGATCCCGATTGTGTCCCTGATCTTTTCGATTTCCTCTTTGGTGGCGCGGAAGACGGTTTCGTGGGCCTTGGCGTTCTTGTCGTCGATCTCGAGGAAGTTTGTGACGTATTCGTTCCAGGAGAAGTCCACCAGTCCCACCAGCTCCGCAACCTTTTCTTTGGAATATGGAAGCTGGTAGTGCTCGTACTTCGTGGACAGTTCTTTGACCAAGCGACCGAGGTCGTACTCGGAAAACGGCACCTGAGTCTGGAAAGCGATCGTGAGTTCTTTCGCTTGCTGATCGGAGAGCTTTCCCTCGTTGTAGACGACGACCTCTTTGAATCCCAAGTCCTGGGCCGCGGTGAAGCGCTGTTCCCCGTCCACGATCTCGTAGCCATTTCCTTTTTCCCGAACGATGATCGGAAGGCGAAGGCCCTTGTCCTTGATGGATTTCTTGACCTCTTGGAACTCTTTGGACTTCCGGGCGCCTGGCTTCGGGTTCCAGGGGTTGGGAAGGACTTCCCCGATCGGGACGACTTTGAGTTTTTTCGGGTCGAAGACTACGGCCATTTGATCCCCTTTTTTTCCCACAGTTCAGTGATTGCGCCGGCCGCTTTGTGGTAGGAGGCGATATTGAAATCCTCCAGCGATTCCCCGGAGTCGTCGTAACAGATCATGGACTTGAGTTCTCGGTCGGCTTTACTCACGATGCGGAAGCCCCTGAGAAGTCCCTCGAAGACAACGGCGCGTTTGAAAGCCCCCCACTGTACCCAGGACGTGGCGTCCACGGAGTAGAAGGGGTATCGGCGCCACGCCCAGAAGGCATTGATCCCGAACCCGTGGACTCGGACTTTTCCTCCGATCTTTGAAAAACAGAGATCGAGCCAACCTCGAAGGCGCTTAACGCGGAGCGCAAGCGGGACGAGTCCTCCGAGAGCGATGTAATCGTATTTTCTAACAAGCCTTTCGAGTTCAGATAGCGGAGAGCCGAAATGAAAGACTGGAAGAACCTCGCATCCTTTTTTTTCAAGGGACGAAGTATTCTCAGCAGTTTTTTGGTAATCTCCGATTGAGTCAAGCGTCGCGGCGACATCGAGGCGGGCTCGGTGCTTCTTAATGAAATCGGCGTACTCGTCGATATTGATTTCCTTGCCCGAGTTAAACGCGGTGAACGCTCCGGAGTCGAGAAAGATTTTCTCTTTGGTCTTTTCGAAGAACCGGAGGATTTTGTTTTTTTCGACATAGCTTAAAAGAATACTCGGCGAAAGCCTTTTATTTCGTTCCCAGGTTGGGAGGGTAAGGCCGGCAAAATAAAGTTTCACTCCGCAAGCCCATCCGTTCAGGCTTCGTATTGGGTGGGATCGAATCCGAAAAGTGCCTCTTTCCTCTCCGTACAGGATCCGCACTTCCCGCAGTGCTTCAAGCCGCCCCGGTAGCAGGTGTAAGTCTCGGCGTAGTCCACTCCGATTTGTTTTCCGATCTCGGCGATCTGCCGCTTGGTCAAAAGGGTATACGGGGCGATCAAGCTCACCCCTGCCCAGGTTCCGAGCTTCATCGAATCGCCGAACGCCTTCACGAAGTCCAGCCGGCAGTCCGGATAGATCGTGTGGTCGCCAGCGTGGTTGGCAATGTAGACCCGATCGAGTTTCAAGCTCTCGGCGTAGCCGGTGGCGATCGAAAGCATGATGGCGTTTCGGAAAGGGACGACGGTGCGCTTCATGCTTTCTTCGGCGTAGTGTCCTTCCGGAACATCGTCGCCGCTTTTCAGGAGATCGGATTTGAAATACTTACCGATGAAATCCAGTGAAATGATTTTGAAGTCGATCCCCAGCTTGTCGCAGTTCACCCGGGCCTTTTCTTGCTCCATGGCGTTGTGCTTCGAGCCGTAGTCGAAATTGAGGGCGTGGGTGATCCCCGCTTGCTTGTGATGGTGCAGGCACGTCACCGAATCCATTCCACCCGAAAGAATAATTAAAGCGCTCATCGCATATCCCCTTCTATGATTTTGAAGAACTCGGCCCGGGCCTCGGCGCTCTCTTTGAATCGGCCCATCAGTTTTGAAGTCGTTGTCCAGGTGTCGTGTTTCTTGACGCCTCTCATTTCCATGCAGAGGTGCCGAGCCCGGATCACCACGGCCACACCCAGGGGCGAAAGCGTCTCTTGGATTTTATGGGCGATCTGTTGGGTGATGCGCTCCTGATTCTGGAGGCGGCGCGAGAACCATTCCACCGTCCGCGCCAGTTTGGAAAGCCCGACAATCTTTTTCCCTGGGATGTAGGCGACAGCGGCCGTCCCGAAGAACGGAACCATGTGGTGTTCGCAAAGGGAAAAGAACGGGATGCCGGACTGAACGACCATTTCGTCGTAACTCTCTCCGTCGAAGGTTGTCATTTTGAAATCTTCCGGCGAAGTGAACTCTTCCAAAAACTTTATATAGCGGGCCGGTGTCTCTTGAAGACCTTCCCGGCCCGCATCCTCTCCCAAGTATTCAAGCACCCTAACGACGTTTTCCGAAATGGATTTGTCACCCTCTTCGGTTACTTCCCAGGGGAAGACGACCCACTTGTTTTTGAAGGCCTCGTCCTCTTGTTTATCAATCAGAACGTGCATGGGCTTATTTGGATATTTTTTAGACCATCGGTCGCGGGTTACTCCCGAGTCCACAAGATCGTCGACCAGGGCTTGCGCCTCATGCACCGGAACGTTCCCGCCGTAAATCTCCGCTACGATCGCCCCGCCACGCGGAACACCATGGACGCGAAGCCCTTGGGGTATCCGGCGCTTGATGAGAGTCCGAACCTCTTCCCAGGAAAGGAAAATCTTTTCAGCCATACACCGGCACCACGGGACGAGCGTTCGGGTCGAGATTGTCGGCCTGGAAAAGTTTGTGAAGCTGGTAGCCGGCCCGGAGATCGTAAATGTTTTGATCGGATGTCTTGATCGCCGTGACGATCTCTTCCAGGATTTCCCAGTTGGCCCGCTGAGTCCATTCAGGGTGAAGCCATATCGGAAGATCGGGATGATTGGAATGGATCGGTAGAGCGAAATTGTCGGCAATAAAATCTAGCCACTCTTTCACGGCCCCGACTTTGTCCACGATGATTTTTATTTCGCTTGCCTGATTCCAAGTCTCGACGATCGGAGTCTTTTTCCATTTCGGCGAAAGGGTGATCCAGTCGAACTCCCCCTTGATCTGGAAAGCTCCGGATGTCTCCATGTGGAAAAGAACACTGGGAAGCGCGGCCCGGGAAGCCTCAAGGAGAGGACGCCAGTCATGGATGGCCGGCTCCCCGCCCGTCACGATCACCCGGCGACATTCGCTTTGCTCGATCAGGCTCACAAGCTCCGCGGTCGTCATGCGCTGTAAATCTTTTGGAGCGTGTTCCGGTTTCCAGGTTCCGGCCGAGTCGCACCACTCGCACCCGACCGGACAGCCCATCGTCCGAATAAAAAAAGAAGGCTGGCCCATATAGACGCCTTCACCCTGAAAGGATTTGAAATGTTCGTAAATCGGATAGGTTGGCGTCATGGAATATAAGTTGCCGAGTTCTTGGAGTCTTCGTAAATCGTCACCCTGGAAACTTTCGCCCGCTTCTGAGTCACACTCTCGACAATTCCGGAGGCGACGGCGTAAGCAAGCTGGGCGAGCCCCTCGCAAGAGGCATCCGGAACAGTAATGATTTTCGCAATCACACCGATGGGCCTATCTAATTTTTGAAGAAAGTCGACGAGCGGGTCGTTTTCATTCAGGGCAAGCGCGTGATCGAAACGGTTCACCCACTCTTTCAGGTCTTTAAGTTTTCCGAAGTCAGCGACGAAACCATTTTCGTCCGTCACTTCGGCCGTGAACTCAAACTCAAACGCCCAGTTGTGCCCGTGGATCAAACGACAATGGCCGTCATGCTTCGGCTGTCGGTGGGCAAAGGGAATGTCGGAGTATTTTTTCGTACAAGAAAGCATTTTTGATTTCCTTTATTTTACAAGATTTCTGTGGAAACTTCAATATCCCATAAAACAAAAAAGGGCGCTCATGCGCCCCTTTCTGTACTCTCGAACTCTCTCTCGTTCGGGGATTATTGTAGCTTGGCTCCAGCGGTTCCGTTTCCGTAAAAGAACTCGTAGGTCTTGCCGTCGATTTCAATTCCCACCCACTGAGGCCAGAAGCCCGTGAATGTAACTTTTTCGTTCGGAAAGATCGCCGCGCCCGTGATAACGGTTTCCCGCTTGTTGGGTTCAGCCAGGGAAGCCATTCCCTGATAACCGATTGAGTCCTGATCGGTCGACCAGGTGCCGTCAGCGTTTTTCTTGAATCCTTCGATCCAAGACCAGCCTTTGGAATGTTGGACGTAAGGGGAATAGACGTGAGTAACTTTGTAGTTCCCAGCCTTGACCCATACGGCCCCGCCGCTCCATTCGGAGTTGGACGGATTGATCGCACCATAGGCGTAAGCCGGGCGGTCGATCTGAATCGTCGAACCTTGCGGCCCAGCGAATCTCGTCAAGCCTTGTGCGGAGAGAGCCGCGAAAAGAGTGACGAGAGCAATTAAAAATGACTTCATGAAAAACCTCCTAGAAGTCTTGATTTTGCTTCCGTGATTGAAAGCCAGCGTTTTTGAAAATCACGGAGGATAATGACGAAAAGCTCATTGCCGATATTATAAACTCCCCAGTTACTTGCCGCACCCCACACGCAGTTGTAGCGGTGGAGGGAATAGGTGGCGGCGTTCGCGCAAACGACATCGCCCCAGCCCTCGACGTAAGCGGCCGTCCCCGATCGCCATTCGTCGGCGAACTCTCTCATGCGGTGAACCGCGGCCGTGACCTGATTCGAGAATCCCACATAGGGATAAGTCCCGGTCGTCTTGTCGTAAATATCCAGGCCGTAGGAAAAAAGTCTTTCGATCTTCCACTCGTACTTGAAGTTTTCAAAATTGACTACGAGCCCTTGCTCATTCTGAACCCGCGAGAAGGCCCATATCACCCCGACATTTTCCTTTCGGCAAGTCGAATTGATAAAGGAGGCTTGAGCCTCCGTCATTCGGTTCCTGGGAAATTGTTTCAAGAAGCGCATGACCTGGGCGTCGGACATTTCTTTGTAGGCCAGGTCGGAGTCCGAGACAACGTTTCCAAGTTCCTTTTTCGTAATCGGGAAAAGGCTCCCCGCGAATAACAGCACGAAAAAGAACACGACCATGAAAAGGAAGCACCGATGCTCTTTTCGTTTTTTCTTATTGCGTTCAGTGTTCTGCATTGCGTAAAGTATGCGGCTCCGCTGGAAGAGCGGATCGGGCATGAAGTTTTTCATCCGAGCATATTCCCCACGGGGTTTCGAGTCCATTCCAAAATCTTTGAGTGGTGCGGGCGCGTAAGGAAAACTTGGAGACGGTGTGCCCGGTAGTCCCCGAACGTCCGAACCTTTCCTCTCGGGTTCATGTGCGCGTCGTGATCCACGGCCTCAAGAACAAAAGGGCTATGGACAACGTCCGGATACTTGAAATTATTCACGTCTGTATTGTGCATCCGGGCGTGGTGAAGATCAATCTTGGTCGAGTTAGAAAGCTTGAAATAAATACCTTGCCGGAGATTTATAGCGCAGAGTCCTTTTTGTTTTCTGAGAAGGTATTCTAGTTTGACTTCACGGTTTGGGATTCCCGGTTTACGCCTTTGCATTCAGGACTTCGTCCTCTTCGTCCATGTCTTCGATCTCGTCCTCAAGATCGGAGAAGTCGATCTGGCTTTTATCGAAGTCGCCTTTCCCAAGGATCACCTGTTCAAGCGCCTGATTCACAAGGATGAGTTCCTTACTCAATTCGGAACGCTCCCCCATTTTCTTTTTGGCTTTCGACAGGAGCTTTCGCAGGTCGACATTTTCGTCCTGATCGATTATTGCCGTCTCCATTTGAGTTTCGGTTCCCTTGATGTCCTCCGAAATAGATTTCTTTTGATCCTTCAAGAGATGGGATTTCTGGACAAGTTTGCCGGCAACTTCTAAGCGCTCTTTGTCGTTCATAGATTTTTTCTCCTAGACCATTCGGCCATCAAAATTGAGTCTGAAATATCTTTTGTTATGGTTTCCTGTTTCGGAAAAAGCCGGCTGGCAACCTGGAAGGACGCCACCTTGAGTTCGTCTTTTTCGATCCCCTTCGGGAGCATATCGCGTTGCCAGGCTTTCGAGTCCAGATAAATGATCGTGGCCCGGATACATTCCAAGCCAATGAGAACAGCCTCAAGACAGCGAACAGCCGACACACTCGCTTTGAAGCGCATCGGATTCACCATCGGCCTTTCAATCGTCGCAACGATCCTAGAACCCGCCTCCGTTTCATTCTCGAAACGATGAAGCAAAATTAACCATTTCGGATAATCGAGCCGGGTGATATTTTGCTTGGCCTTGGTGTAACTCAGCTCGGATTTGGTTGGCATCTTTCCGTGGAAGAGGACGATACCCTTTTCATCCAAGAGCGCGTAGCTCCCGGTCACACCGTTGTCGATCCCGAGATAAAGATTCATTCCCTTTATTTTACTACAATTTCCTGTACTGTCAATACGCGCGTTCGCGTTGCTCCATGCTTCGATAAAAATCACTCAGGCTGAACTTGTATTTCTCCAGGAGCCCGTCGAAAAACTTCCGGTGCTTGTCGTACTGGGTTTTGGCTTTCTCAATGACGTATTTATAATTCTCCTCCAGTTCTTTTTTCCCCTGCGGTCGGCGGGCGATCCGGTCGAGCATCATCAGCCGATCGTATTCGCAAAGGAGATCGGTCATTCTGGAGGAGCAGACCAGGCATTTAACCGGCTTCCCTTTCACATATTGGATGTGGCGATTGGTTTCATTGTCGTATTCTTCTTTGTCTTCACCGATCCAGAGGAAATGTTCCGAACCGCAACGATCGCAGTTCACCCCGGCCGGCTTAAATCGTTCCTTAATAATTCGTCCGAGGATCGCCATTGCGTCCTCGCCTTCATTCCCCTTTGGAAGTATTTTGCCCAGCGTCTGATTGAGTAAGTTTCCTGACATTGTTTTCCCCTTTAAGTTTTTTTATTTCGGATTCGAGTCCTTGAATCTCGACTCCATTCTCGATAGCCATTCTCGCCAAAAACATTTTCTTTTCTTGAAAGACCTCCTGGGGTGTCCTGGGCCGGCCCCTTTCCTCTTCGATAAAATCAATTATTTTTTCGACATCGGCAATGAAAGGCCCACCCGAACGGATGGCCCTCTTGATCGCCTTCACGATGTCGCGCGGGTCGTACCCGTCCAGCTCTTCGCAAAAAACTTCTAGCACCTCTTCCGAAGGCACTTTGTCACGGGAGGCGAAGAGTCTCCGGACAGATTCAGAAATGAGTTCGTCTTTATCCATTTTGAGTTTCCCGAGCCTGGCGCCGCTTCTCAGCCACGCGCCGAGCAATATCTTTTCCGGAGGTCGCGGCGTAGCTAACGCCTTCCCGTTTCAAATTATATTCGTTCAGCGAGGAATAAAAATAGTTTAGCTTATAACCCCGCTTGGCTTGATAGGCGTCCTTGAAAAAAAGATCGAGCATTGAAAACAAGTCCTCAGCCGACAGCGAGTATTTTTTCATCACGCGCTCGGCTATTCTGACTTCGGCCGAGAAATCTATCAATGGCTTTCGGGTCGTTTCGGAAACGTGACGATCCCAGTAAAAAGAAACCACTTGCTGGCCCGGCGTCTTTTTGTTCGGGGGGGGGCTGTCCGAAACAGGGGGGGGCGCTTCTCTCTCTTCGAAGCCTGGAAAGCTGGCCTGATCCTCGAAAGGCGGTTCAGGGGAAGTCGGGTGTGCGCTCTCCTGGGCGCATCCTATTTCCTCTTGGTTTCTATTGGTTTCCCCTTGGTTTCCTAAGAGTGTCGGTTTTTCCGACAAGGGGTTGTCGTTTTTTCCGACAAGCTCTTGTCGATTTTTCCGACTAGGGCTATGCGGTTTTTCCGACAAGCCCTTGTCGTTTTTTCCGACTAGGTCGAACATCCCAAGCTGGTAGGTGTTCACCTGTTTTCGGTTCCCTCTGGCGACAATTTTGATTGCTCCGTCGCCCGCCAAGGACTCCAGGGCGCCCAGCACGGCGTCCTTTTTAAGACCCGTTCCAGCGCATACCTTTTTGATTTCCTTCTCTCCGGATTCGTTCACGAACTGTCTCGTGACTCCCTCCATGATCTCACCGATCGAGTATTGAAAACTTCCCGTGAAGAAATTAAATCCGTATCGTTGCCTGACAAAAAACATCAGGACTTTGAATTCAGCTCCGGAAAGCTCTGCCATCATCCAGTCAAGAATGACGTTTGGTACTTGGGTTGTGTTGGGAAGGAAGGCTTCCCGCGTGATCTCTTTGTTGATTCTCGTCATTTTTTCCCTCTCTCTTATTTAAAAAAAACGCCCTGGGAGGATCAGTCCCAGGGCATCAAGGAGGAAAAAAGTGACAACCGATTTTAATTGTAATCGACTTCGTCCAGTCCGTCAAAATCATCCTTTCCCCCCATTCCACGAACCAAGTCCGAAAAGATACTTTTCGAAGTCTTGACCGTGATTTTCTCTCCCATCGCCTCACGATAAACCCCACGCTTGCTTTCAATCAAGGCGTAGATCGTTTCGTCGATGGTTCCTTTCCCTAAAAAATAATGGCACGTCACACTGTTAATTTGACCGATGCGGTGCGTTCGATCCTCCGCTTGATCCATTTCTCCGGCGCTCCATCCCAGCTCGAGGAAGAGCGTGTCACTTGCGGCCGTAAGGGTTAGCCCCACGCCTCCGGCCTTGATATTGAGAACGATCCCTTTTAAATCCGGATCATCCTGGAAGCGATCGACGGCGCGTTGTCTTTCTTCGGCCGGCGTCTCTCCGATGATTTTCGGCCAGTTGAACTTGGCCGCAAGCTCCCGGGCGGCGTCGGTATGCGTCACGAAGACCACGATCTTTTTCCCAGTCTCGATAAAATCTTCGAGCCAGGTCACGGCCGCTTTCATCTTTCCCTTTGTCGAAAGCTGTTTGAGTTTTTCAATCCGGACAAGTGTTTCAGCGGCCGCGGCCCGGGCGCTGGCGGCGTCGCCTTTCTCTCTTCGGATGAACTCGACAATGTCGTCCTCTGCCGATTTATACTCCCTCATATTGTCGATCTCGACTTCGATGTCGCTTCGGATTTTCTCGGGGAGTTCTTTCACCACTTCGGATTTTTCTCTTCGGATCATTACGATGGTTTTGAGACGGATGGATAGCTCGTCCAGGTTTGCGGCCCCGTCCGTGTTGATCCCGTAGTTCGAATGGTAGGCCCGGCAATACCTCCGAACGAACTTCCAGTAGCCGCCGAACTTGTCCAGCACTCCGAGAAGTTTTAATTGGTTCACCAGCTCCGAAGGACGATTCAGGATCGGAGTTCCCGAAAGGAAAATCGCCCGCTCGACCCCCTTCAAAATCTTTTGAACGTTGTCACTTCGGAGGGTGGAAGCTGATTTCAAATAATGGCTTTCGTCACAGATCACCGATTTAAATTGAATGTTCGCAAAGTTTATTTTTCCCAGGATGTCGTAGTTCACGACGTGAAAATCAAACGGAACCAGCTCCCATATTGAGTCACCCGACGAAAGAATCCGAACCGATTTTCCTTCGATCCATTTATTTATTTCTCGTTGCCAGTTGTATTTGAGGCTCGCCGGACAGATCACCAGGGCCGGAAAAGAATCGGAGGCGGTTACGGCCGCGAGACTTTGCAGGGTCTTTCCCGTTCCCATTTCGTCAGCGATCAAGCACTTGGGATGGTTGAGGGCGTACTCGACTCCGGCGAGCTGGTATTCGCGTAGAGTCCCCTTCACCACTCCGGGCGGTAGCTTATAATCGGTTTTAATTTGCGGAGGTACTTTGGGCAGGACAGCGGGTGGGAGCCCGATTTTCTTATCCACCATGAACCCATAGGCTTTCCGGAAACGCTCAAGGATTTTGTCGTCGACCTTTGCGGCCGGCGCCGTCCAAACTTTCAAAGCCGGATCCCACCTTCGCCCACGGATCGAGATTTTTATATCCTCTACGATTTGCGGATCGTAGCGAAACTTGAAAATCATTTGGTCTTGATCCAAGTAAATCTGATTCATTTAAAAAGCTCCCTCTTGAAAACGAAAATAAAAACGATGGCCAGGATCAGGAAACAGTCTACCCAGGCCACGGCCTTGAGCGCCGTAATCGTCTCCGGTGTCATTGGGCCGTCCGTACCCTGGAGATAAAAGGGCTTTACGGTTTCCATTCTTTCAGCCTCTTAATTAAAACCAGATCAAAAAGAGTTTCGAGCGTAGCGTCCGGATACATTTTATGGATGATCCCCAAGGTTTCCTCCGAGGAGTACCCCGTATCGAGGAACGCCTCGAAATCATCCAGCAGTTCAAGGCGAAATGTTTTCACCCGGACAACGTATCCCCTTCCCTTCATTTGCTCTTTCAGGAAGATTTCAAAAACCACATCCGGTTTATATTTTTCCGGGTTATGTCGCCGTATCGTAGTGAAGCAGGAACAGTCGAGTTTGTTATTCCAGTTAAAAGAAAAATCAAGTCGCTTCGGGTTTTCCAGTGTCATTTGTTTCCTCGTATGGTTTTCCGCAAAATGGGCAGTAAGTGGGAAGAATGTAGACCGGCCTGGGCTTTCTCTTGACTCGCTTCAAGAACTCGATCGCCGGATAGATTTTGTCTCCAGTCATAGCGACGTGGAGTTCCCCGGGAAAGCCTTTTTTATAAAACTCTCCCTCGATTTTCTTGATGCACTCACAAGACATTTTTTCCTTTTTTGATTCCGAGATTCTTTCCCGAATACTTTTTTCGCCATTCACCGAAGCGACGGCGGGCCACTCCGAACGGTGGAAGGGTGACATTGAAATAATGGATGTTCGAGGCCAGCACCCAGCCCTGCACCTTCCAGTAAAAGTATTTTTTCCCACGGTGGAAGTAAGGGCCGTAGGTATCCCCGCCGAATCTTTCTTCGGCCGCTTTCACCCATCCGATGTCCTCTTCCGAAACCTTCACGGCGAAGATTCCTTTCTCCGAATCTCCAGTCCAGGAACCACGCGCCACAAGGAAGCCGGCCAGGACTCCGGAGGCGAAGGCGTTTTCTTCGGGGAAGGGATCGCGTTTGGTTGGTCTAGGGGCTTGTTTCATACGGCACCGTTTTCCGTGGAACATCTAACCAGGGAAGTACATTTCATTGAAATGCTTTTGAAAAGACAGAACTCCGTTCTGTTCTTTGATCCCCCGATCTAAATCGTGCAAGTCTTTTTCATTGAAAGTTTTTCGATGCTCTTCCAGGTATTCTTGGACAAACTCATTGAAAAAGTTTTTCGTCATCGAAGCGTAGAGTTCTCCCCTGTTATTTTGCTTGATCGGTTCTTTCGGGCACGGATCGATCTCGGTAACCTTTTCACCTTCCATCGTCCAGTATTCGGTGACAATTCTCACCGGGTCGTTCGGCTCTCCCTTTCCTCTTCTCGAAAGCTCAGTCTTGATAAGCGTAACTACTTGCACCGTGTCGGCCATTTTTCCCCCTTTGTTTTTAAGAAACTTTTTGATTTGCGTACCAAGTCAGAAATGAGATCGCCCCGCCCCGGTAGGTTTTAGCCCGGCCGGCGACCCGCCATCGTCCAGTGCTTGGAAAGAAATCGGCCTTGGGCTTTCCTTCCAGGCGAAAGAGAACCGACTCACCGAGATTTTTCACCTCGTATTTGAGCCCGCTCTTCTCGATCGCCTTCATATTGAGTTCTTTCCACTGGGCGTGTCGATCCTTTTTAAATTGATCGAGCGCCCGATAATCTTCGCCAACGTCACCCATTATTTTTCCTCCAGCGTGTTGCAAAACCCCTGTGCCCGTTCGGGTCTTTCACCTTGTCAGATCCGGCGTTCAGAATAAAACCTTCCCGGGCCGCGCGTACCAGGACAGCGCCCCAGGCCCGGAGGTGCGGAGGCTTCGAATATCCGAGCCGATCCGCATAGAACCGAACGTCCTCGCCCATGAAGAGATTGTCGGCGGGCCAGCCACGGAGAAATTGTTTCAATATCTCGAAAGCCCCTTCCGTCCATTCTTTTCCGGCGTGATCAGCGGCCCGTTTGATCCCATCGTCTCGTTTTTTTTCGGCCTTTTGAATCTCGAAATCAAGCGGGACATGGCCGAACATGAGCTGTCCGTCGATCGCCATTCTCTTGTTCACTAGCTCCCCCTTGTCCATGAATCCCATTGTCACCGAATAACTTTCTTTTGGTTCGGCACATTCCATTTTTGTCCTCCCTTAAAAATAAAAGCCTGGAGTCCCTTCGCAATCTCTCGGCGCTCGTAGCCATCCTCCCAGGCGTCGTACTGTTCCGCGTCCTTTTCGTTCACGGTCAAGACGAAGCCCATCACTTCCCCGCCCTCTTTATGCTCCAAGGAATAGCCCTGATACGGAAGACGCTTCGGGTTTTCATTCGGGATCAGGCACGACACCCGAACGTAGTTCTTGACCTTCGCCGGCCGGAAGCTGTCCATGCTCACTTCCGTATAAATTGTTTTCCGGAGGTAGGACTGGAGCCGTGTCTCCTCGTAAAAGAAAATCTGAACCATCTTTCCTCCTTAAAAAATCCGGGCAGTCGATCACTGGATAGATATATTTTTCCTCCAGCGTGAGCGAGTTCCGGATACGTCGAAAGATTTCAAAACGATCAGTAGTGGGCAAGGTATTTGTCCTTATTTTTCAGGAAGGTGTCGATGTCCACGCCGGTGAGTTCCCAGCCCCAGTCGTTGATCCGCTTGCAAAGCGCGTTGAACTTTTCGTGGTCGCACTTCCGGAACGACCAGGACGCCGCCTCGATCTTTTCGATCCAGCCTCCGTCCGTCTTTGCCTCTTCGAGAAGCTCTTCGAGGTACTTCACCCCGACGTAAATGCGGCCGTACTTCACATGGCCCATGTCCAGGGAAACTTGATCACGGAAGGTGTCCGGATCGGGGTATTCGTAAATGAATCCCCACTTCCAGAGCCAGTTCAAATAATCGAACAGCGTTCGGTGTTGTTGCTCCGAATGGTCTTTCTCGACCATCCGGAGAACTTTTCCTTTTCGCCGCTCGACATATTTTTCCGCGCTCTCGTCCGTCGGCACCAGAACATGGCCGTTGCTATCGAAAAGCATGGCCGGAACCTAGAAAGGCAACTCGTCGTCTTCCATTCCGTCAAACTCAATAGGTTCGCCCTGGGAAGTCGTCGGAGCCCGATTCCCTGCGGCCTGGGCTTGCGGGGCGGGGTTTGTTCGGCCCGGGTGGGGTACTTCTGTATTTCGGCCGGCCGGACGCGCTCCTGGGGCGCTACCGTTCGTCGTCTCCCCATCCTCGCGCGGCCCGCCCATGAGCTGGACTCCCCGGGCGTTCATGACGACCTTGGAGCGGTTTTTTTGGGTGTCCTTGTCCAGCCAGCGTTCTTGCTTCATGTTCCCGGTGCAGATCACTTGCTTTCCCTTTTTGGCGTACTGAGAAATTGCCTCCGCAACCTTCCCCCAGCAAACCACGTCGAAATAGGAAACCTCTTCCCCTCGATTCGAGGCGATCGAGAACTTGCAAACCGCCACATTGTTCGGCGTATAAGAAAGCTCCGGATCGCGCGTCAGGTGTCCGCAAAGTTGAAACTCGTTCAGATCGAATCTAGCCATAATTTTTTCCTCCTATGAAAAAAACTTTTTAATTTATCCAGCGCCCTTGACCGCTTCCCGAAGAGATTTAACTTCCGGGCTGTCCTCCGTAAATCGTCCCTTTTCCACGGCGTCGTAAATCAAGGCATTCACGACCTTTGTCCAAACGACGATCTCTTCCCCGTCGCGTGTCTCTTTGAAGCCCTCCATGCCTTTGAATTGCTCCGTGAGGCGCGTCTCGTCAAAAAATGCGGGCGTGTTCGGATCGGTGTCCACGAAGGACGCGGTGATCGGGTTTATTTTAAACAGCTCGTAGCGGTGCCGGTCAATCTCCGCGCGGCGAACCATAGCCGAGGACATCATTCCGAAAAGCATCCCGACCGGATTCGCCGGAGCCCGGTTCCGCATCCCTTCGATGATTCCTTCCAGGTAGGCGATTTTTTTCTCGCAATCGCCCAGGCGTGACAAAATCTCTTTTTCGCTACTCACTTTGCCCCCATGAACTTTTCAATTTCTTTCGCCAAACGAATACAGACTTCAGGCTCCAGAACGATTGAGTTTTGAACCTCAATTCCATTTTCTGTCGTCAGAATAATTCTCCCGTGATCTATCTGGCAGTAAACACCGTCACCGAGATAAGATTTTTCAGGCATGAGTCCCCCTATTTAAAAGAGTTCGAATCTCTTTTCCTTTTTCTGTAAAAAGTTGATAGGTAATAAGCCGGGCGATGTCATCGCAAATTGCCATGCGAACTTTTTCCGTTGTTATCCGGAGCAGTTCGTTATGATTCATTCCCGAGTACAAGCAGAGCCGAACTTTAATTTTTCTCTCAATGCCGTTTAGAAAATAACGGATTGAAAGTATCTCGTCCAGACCGTGAGGATCAGCCATCCGGAACCATTCCGCTTTGAAGACGTTGTCCTCCAGCACCCAGTGGCCGAGGATTGATTCCTTCGCCTTCTCTTGCATTTCCTGGAGCAGTCGAACGGATTCATCGGTTGGTGCCCGCTTCTCGACAATCGAAACATTTTTCGTCACTTCCCTTGTGACTTCGGTTATCTCATTTTTAGTGATTCGATCAAACATAATTTCCCCCTTTAATGGACGGCGCGGCCTACCTGAGAGAGCGGAGCCGCGCCGTCTGAACTTTCAGTCACCGATTCATGGGATCGCTCGGTGAACACGATTTTAGAACCCCCAAGTGACGACCCCCTTTTAAATAGGGAAACGTGGTTCGCACTCGGCCGTGTTGAAGGCACCCATTCGATCCGTTGCATTTGAACGCCACGCCTTCAAGCGGCCGGATCTTTTTTGGCCTTTCCTGTCAGGATCAGATCCCCTGGACTCGTCGCCTGTCCCGTCGGCCGCAGTCCGTACTTCCCAAAGTAGCGAACGAAAACATTCACGTCGTTTTTAGAACTCACGATTCCATTCTCACAATCAGGGTGCGAAGGATTTCCTTTGGCGTGACCGGGAATGTACCGAACAGCGTCGCCGGGCTCGAAGTCTTCAATTTTCATTTTAAAACTTCTCGACGATTTTTTCGTTCCAGTCGAGGATGGCCTCGCGCCGGTATCCGATTTCCAGCATCCGGACTTTTCCCGTTCGCTCGAAAGTCGCCTGGAGTTCCTTTTCGATACTCAAGCCACGCAGGGCGCACTCGGCCAGGTAGGGATAAAGTTTTTCCGTGAGTTCCTTTATCGCCTCCGCGGCCGTCTCGGCGAGATTCTCTTCGTCGAGATCGAAAAGGATTCGTTCGAACGAATTGAGTTTGACCGACATTCCAGTCACGGCCTTTGCCTTTTCGATTTCTCGGAGAATCATTTTGACCGTGTTCATCAGGTGGAAGTCGTCCATCTGGCAGACCATCATTTCGTTTCCGTCCTTCGTCCAGTGTCGCGTGTACATATTTTTCCCCCTAGCCGAAATGAGATTCGATTTCCGCGTCGATGTTTTCGATGTAGCCCTGGTAGTGACGGAGTGTGTTCCGGTATCCGATCAAGTCGCGCTCCCTTTTTAATTTTTTGGCCCGCTCTTTCAGCACGGAAAACTCTAGGGCCTCTTCACCCCATTTGCCGATCAAAAACTTTTCCGTTCCCAGGAGCCCGACGCAAACCGGATCAGGGCTTTTGTCGTCGTACCATATCTGGATTTTCTCGAAGTACCTCTCTTTCTTGCAGAGAGCCACGGCGCCCAGGACTTGAACCGGGATGGCTGTCTTTCCGTATTTTTCGATCTCGACTTTCATCGGACAGAGGACGGAATAAACCCTTTCCGTGATCGTGTCCATATTCATGAACGGGATAGGGTTCCGTCCTTCCCTGGAAAGATCGGCTTGGCCCTCCAGCCCGAGATTTTGGACAAGCTCTTTCCACTTGTCGATTTGCTCCTGATCGTGAATCAGCTCTTTGTTCTCTTCGACGTAAAACATTTCAACCATATTTTTCCCCCTTAAAGAAAAATCCCGGCCACTTCCAGGCGGGCCGGAGCCTCGTATTCCCTCGACCGAATCAAATAGGCTTGTTGTCCTCTTGCCGTTTGATGAGCGCCCTCACTTTCACTAAGGCCGCTTTCAGAAGTTGTCCGTTTCGCTCGGCGTTCAGATTGTCGATAAAGATTTTCAGATCGTCGCTGGGCGCTTCAAGCTTTTTGTATTCAGCGAGAATGTCCTTTCGGAGAGGGACGGCCTCTTGTTCCATCCTCTCTTCCGGATCGATCCCGTCATTGAGCCAGTCGATCAGCTCTTTTCCGAAAGCCTCGCCGGGCGATTCGATTTCCTTGTCCTGAAACTTTCCCGTCCTGTCTTTGGTCATGGTGAAAATGTGGGTAGGCCCGGGCATACCCTCCATTTGCATTGTGAACTCGTACTCCGCGCCGTTCCTTTGAACCGGAGCCATTCCGAGTTTCTTCACGGTCTTTTTTCCGTTCGCGCCGTCCTCCATGGAGTATTCCATTTTGGAGCGCATCGTACAGATCACATGAAGTTTCGAGGCGAGGATCGCTTCGAATAACTCTCCCTGGAGGGCGTTCCCTTCGGCCCAGGCCCGGTAGGTGTTGCCGGAGTATTTCGCCTTCGCCAGTTTTTCCACTTCACCGAGGACGAACTCCCAGGCATGGGAAAGGCTGTCGATGATCAGGACGGAGTACCCGGCCTTTTCCGCGTCACGGATCGCGTCGATGTAACTTGAAATGGCATGGGGCGCGTCGATCGAGGCCGTATAGAACTTGAACTTGTCGGCGTAGAGCGAAGCGCTCTCATGCTCACTGTCGGCCAGGGCAATTTTTCCACCCATGCCGGTTGCGATTCGGAGCGCCGAAAAGGTTTTCCCAGTCCCAGGCGGGCCGGAGATCGCCAAACGGAGTTTTTGTTTTTCTTTGGTTGCGGGTTTAAACATGGACGATCCTCCGGTAGACTTCGATCATGGTTCGCACGTCGCCTTGGCAGTAGTCGCAGATTTCCCGTTCCTTTCCCTCTTTCCAGGCGGTGAAGACTTTTGATCCGTCGAGCGTGGTTTTCGGACTCGGAATGCCCAGGGCGAGGGCGCATTTTTCCAGGCTGTCTTTCCCCTCCGGGTGCCAAACGTATTTGAGATCAAGACTTTTTTTGTCCTGATACGGGTTCACGATTTCCGGGTAGTAGAACCTGGGGAAAATTCGTTTCCCTTTCACCCAGCCCCGGCGCTGGAGTTGCGGGAGATCGAACCGTTTCCCATTCCAGGTGACGATCTTGTCTTCCCCGTCACTCTCCCCACCGAAAAGATTTTCCACGAAAGCGAGGATTGCCGCGTCGCTCTTGGCGCCGTAGACTACGTCCTCCCTTTCAACTTCAAGTGTTCGGGGATTGACGATGGCGTAGCCGAAAGCCACGACCTGGAAGAGAGCGCCATCGAGCGACATTTCCTTGTCGAGTTCCTTTTCGAACTTCCATTTTTCGTCCGCGATTTTGGCATTGATCTTTTCCGGGTCTTTGATATTCCCGACCTTCACTTCGGAAGGGTCGAACACGGGCTCGAGCGCCGGGTCGATCGTTTGATTCGGGATCGTTTCGATGTCGATAAAATAAAGCATTGGTTGTCTCCTGTTTTTTAGTCCTCGCCTTGAAGCATAATCGTCAGCACCGGATCAGGCGTGTCACCCGGGCCGCAGTGTATCCACCAGTTCACCCCCTCCGCTGTTCCGGAAAGCCGATCGCTCCGGAGATTTTTATTCGCCTTCATGACTTCGGCGACGTGAAAGAGAAAATGTTCAAGCCTCCTGTTTCGCTCTTCATCTGTTCCGTTACCCATAACGCCTTCGGCCAGGGTGTCAGTGCAAACGATCGGAAACTTGAAACCGTATTTTTTGGATCGCTCCGTCAAGTCCACTAGCACCCCATCCTCGATGGCCTGGGCGCGGGAGTACGAAGAGATCATTTCACCGAAAGGATTGTTGGTTGTCATTCCTTCCCCCTAGACCTTGATTGCGAAATACTTCAAAAGGTATTCGCGGACGGCGAACTCGACTTGCTTCCCGAGCCCGGGTGCGTTTTTCTGTTCTTTTGCCAGCACCATAGCCTCGTGAAGTTTTTTGTCGATCTCGCAGTTCAGGGCCATTTTTTGCGATCGTTTTGCGTTTTCAGCCATGTTGAACCTCCATCTTTATTTTACTTGATTTTTCTATATTTTCCAAGTCTCCAAGGGCAATTTTTGCGTCCTGAATAATGATTTGGAGTTCTACGATTTCCCTCGCGGCCTGGATAAAAGCCGCCTCGATATTCTTTTTTTCGTAGATTCGTCGAATCTCGCGGGCTTTCTCCGCGATCCTGATTTCTATTTCAGGAAAGGGCGTACTACTCACGATTCGACTCCCTTCGACTCGGGGTGATCGTACCAGTCTCGTTTCGAGCTGTACTCATTCATGGCCCCGTGCAATAGGCGAAACTCCAAGACCTCGTCCTGGATGATCACCTGCGACCAGTCAGACCCGCCCCACTCCCGCACATACGTCCTCCCGGGCTTAAAGGCCGGAGGGATGTCGATAGTCAGGACTCCATTTTCGATCCGGTAGTATTTCCCGTTCCCGCCATCGACGTAAAATGGATCAAGAGCAATTTCTGTTTTCATGATTTCCCCTTTAAATAAACTTGATTCTAACTTCCGAGATTCGACCTTCCGAGGTTCGCTTCACCTGGACGGGGTAAGTACCGTCACCGAATCCGGTTGTAACCGTCACACCCAGGCCGGCGTGACCATGCTTATAGTTCCACTGCGCCGCGCCGCGATTCTCTCTCTTGTGCAGATCGTCGCAAAACTCCGACCAGGTTTTCGCGGGCTGTTCTCCGGCGTCCTTTCCCATGATGTAACAGGGATCGCCCAGCCAGCAAAGACCCGCGTCCACTCCGATTTGTCCGACTGTTTCCCATTTAGCCATTTGCTACCTCCCCTGGTATTCTTGGGCTCGATAAAATCCGACTTTGTTTCCGTTCACGTCTCGCAGTACCTTCGCCCCATTGAAAACAAAGCGAGGATCATCCGCGAGATAATTCGCCAGTTCCCGGAGAATCCGCGCAACCTCTTGGCCGCACTTCGGGCCGCAAAACGCTTCGTTCTCCAGATCAATTTCGATTTGGGCTTTCATTTTTTCACTCCTAGTTTTTCCATCAGGCGTTTGTTTTCGTCTCCCATAATTTCGAGGATGTCCTCGATCACTTGCCGTTCCCCGGCCAGGAAAGCGCCGTTGTAGGTCGGCGTGTTCCGGCACTCGTCCTTTCCGTGGCGCTCGATTCGATCGGCGATGTACTTGATAATTTTATCGACCGTTTCGTCTTTCATTTGAACCAGCCTGTGTAGTAAGAAATCAGGGGCAATGCTTGCGATAGGACATAGGCGATCGAGCCAACGATCACGGCGACGAGTTCTTTCGTTTCCCTTTTCATAATCGCCCCCGTGCTTTATTCACGGCCGTTTTGCAATTCTCCCGGAAGGCTCCGAACCAGTCCACCAGTTCGGCCCCGCTGATCTCCGCGTCCGAATCGAACTCCGGCCAACGGGCGATGGCCCTCTCCAAAGTATCCAGCAGATCAGGAGCCGCGGCGATAAGCCGGGCGTTCGCCCTAGCCGTGTCGTTCCCTTCAAACGGCATATTGCTTTTTGAAAGGTGCAGTCGGTAGTCGTGCGCGTAATTGCTCGTATGAGAACATTCCCAAGGCCCGGGCGTGTGTTGTGATTTCATTTTTTCACCTCAAGTTTTTTTAAAATCGACTTCGCTATCCCTTCAAGGAAAGCGATTTCCGTATTCCCGGCCGCAACCATCCCGGCCAGATTCAGAAGCGCGGGCGCCTGGGAGATTAGGAGGGCGTTCGCTTTGTAGTTCCTGGGAAGGTCGTAGTCCTCCGGAGTCGCGGCGTAGCAGTCGGCCACAAGCTCGTTTTCCGGGCCGATCACATAGCGGCGCGGGTCGCCGTCGTATCCAGCGAGACGCCAAGGGCCGGGTGTATGTTTCATTTCGAGCCCCCCATAACTTTTTTAACTTCGGCCGGCCCCTCCAGCAGAACCAGATCGCCGACCAGGAGAACTCCAAAAAGATTGCTGGCAGGATTTTTCGGAAGTCTCAGGGGAAGGCCATCCTCGTTCATCAAAAGCATTCCCCCGCCGTTCGTCTTCAAGGTCTGGACATAACCTCCCACGGCTTTTTGAATCTCCGCGAATGTCATTTCGATTTTCCTGATCTCTCCAGTCGTTGTGAGCAGTTTCATTTTTCCCCTCAAGCCGCCGCGATTAGCGGCCGGCAGTATTCGATTCGTTTTTGGATCACGGCCGGGACAGTTTCGTAAATCATTTGCGAGGCTCCGAACACGAAGTAGCACTTCGCGATGAAGATCATTTTGTCCTCGCCGGTCTTTTTGTCCTTCACCTTTTTTCGATCGAAGTAAAAGACCGGGATACCTTTTGCGCCCTTGCGGATTTGGACGCCGTAGTCCTGGCACTGTTTATAGGTGGCGAAGAAAACGTCCTTGTCGTGTTCGCGGTAGGCCCACAAGCGGAAAATGTTCGAGCCTTGATACTCCCGGTTCGTGAAGTAATTCTGGAAGACCGGAATGCCGGTGTCGAACTCTTCACCGAACATCCAGTTCCAGCCACGGTGCGTGCGGGTGTGGGTTTTGAATCCGGCCGATTTGGTTTCCTCATTGTCTTTTTCCCGGCCGGCCGTCTCTTCAATAATTTTCTCGAAGGCGTCTCGGAGGGCGCGAAAGTCGTCGGCTTTCCCTCCCTTGTCCGGATGATGGACGAGGCAAAGCTCCCGGTATTTTTTCACCGGCGTTTCGGACTCGGAAAGGATTTTGTAAAAATTCATTTTCGTTTCTCCTTATAGAACTTGACTGCAATCGGCGAAATCCCGAACATACTTTTAAAAATCTTTCTTGCCTCAGTTTCGGAATTGGCAATAATAAGTCTTTCAATGAAAAAGGATCGCACTTTGTAGACGCTTGTCTTTGCTTTCATTTTCAAACTCCCTCGAAGATCGAAGCCACGGCCGCGATCATTTCTTCTGATAGTTCGACTTCAATTTCAGCGGAAGCGTGTTCGACAACCATGAACCAGGTGCCGTTTTCTCTTTCAATATCTGCGCGATAAACTTTGATTTGATCTTCGATTTGACGAATAACACGGAGGGCGTTACTCGTATTAAACTTCGCAATTTCATCACCGATACTCACTTTGGCATTATTCATTTTATCCCCCGGTTCTTTACTTTTCTTTATATATCTATATTAGTCTTTATTTACCTACATGGCAAGGGCTGGGGAAAAAAAGTGAAACCCGTCCTATCCGGGCCGCGGGAGGGGCTTTCCCTCTATTTAATTAAACGGGGTTTGAACAAGTCCAAATGAATCACTATGCCCGCCCCAAGGCTCCCCAGGGCAAGGACGCCGCCCAGGACGGCGACTCCGGGCTCGTTGCGGATCAATCCGTCAATCAGGAGGGCCGCGCCGCCACCTATCCCGAGGGCGCTCAAGCCGAACACGAAGGCCGCTTTCGTCTCTCTCCTGGCCGACTCTTTCAAGTCCTCCGCGCGGAGGGTTTTCCACACTTCCGTTTTCCCTTCCGAGTTCGAAAGGCTCAGTTCGAGATTTAAAATCGTCTTATCTTTGACAGCGCTTTCCGAGGTCAATTCATTAAAAGCCTTTTCCAGTTTCGGAAACGCCTCGACGCGGTAGGCGGCGATCACGTCGTAGGGAGGGGAAAATAAAATCCCTTTCCTATTCGATGAGGGTGAAGGGGACTTCGTTTCCGATTGGGCGTTGTTGGTATCCTCGCAAAACGTCCAGCCGATTAGAAGACTGATAATGAGAAAGGACTTCCGTAAATTGCTTTTCACTTTCCACCCTCTTTTTGTTCGCCGCGGCCAGTTCAGATTTCAATTCGGCCCTTTCTTTTTTGAAGTTCGCTTCCAGAACGTCACGCTCTTGCAGAACTCCCGCCAGACGCGCCGTCTCTTTTTGATATGCTTCGGATTTTTTCGCATTCCGATAAAAAACAAAGCTCCAAGCGCCATGCCCAAGAAGGAGAAGAATAATGAAATAGATCGCGTATCGAAGGAACCGCCCCTGATTCGCAAGTAACCAACCTTGAAAGATTTCAAGTTTTTCTCTCGAGGACGATCCTGTCCGGTTCGGCGTCGATCCTGACCCGGTCGCCGAGGTATTGCTTGAGATCGGCGATGTCTCGTTCGAAGGTTTTGTCGGAGATTCCATAGGTTTCCATCGCCTCGATTTTCGTCAGGCTCCCCGTCTTCAAAAGGAAGGTGAGGTAGATGTCGAAAAGTCTTTTTGTTTTTGGGAAGTCGAGCGCGTAATTCATTCCCTACGCCAAACGCGCCCACCCTGAGTTAGTGATTCCGGAGTAAAAGAAAAAAGGATCGTTGCCAGGTATCCATGCGTGACGATCAAAATCCAAATGTTCGGATAGTGGTTGTAAAAAATCCCGTAGACGCACCCCATCGCCGCGCACCAGCCCATGAGAAGCGGAACGCCCATGTGTCCGACCAGGCCGAAGGCGATTGCGGAAACGACGGTGGCAATCTCCCAGCCCCAAACTTCTTTTGACCAGAAGAAAACCGTCACGAAAATAGCTTGTTGCCAAAGGGCGTTTGGGAAATACTTTTTCGTTTTCTCCCAAAGCTCCAGCGCCATGACTTTCGGCTCGACCCAGGCGATCGGATATTTCCGAAACCACGCATTGAAAATGATGAGGCTCGAAACCACGAACGAAAGGAGAACCATCCACCAGGAGCCAACGAGCGGGCTGGTGAAGATCAAGTCTCCGAGGAAAGTTTTTAGCGTTTCCATTATTTTTTCTCCCGTTTGATGAACCGATTATAAAAAGGACGAACTATAAAGTCGTAAGCCAGGATGTTTAAAATCCCAAGGAAGACCCCACCGGCCAGGATAATTGGAAGCGGGTATGGAGTCACCTTCCAGGACGGCGACCCGGTTCCAAGCGTAGCCAAATAATTTTGAACCATGGGCCACACCCAAAGCCAAAGCCATCCGAAGACAATCGCCGAAGATCGGTAGATGGTTTTTGTTCTCCGCTCCCCGATAGATTTCAGGTAAGGGTCGAGAAAAATCTTGATACCCCTGACCATGATCATAATCGTCACCGTCGGAAGAGTGACAGGAAGGATGTGCGGCTTAATCGCCATCCAAATTGTCGCCAATAATTCCGACTGAATCGAATCGAGAGTGGTGTTTACCAGGGTATTTGTGTCCATCATTTTTCCTTACGAGAAATAAAGATCGGCTTCCATGGAGCGACGCCGGCTCAAGCCAGCGATTTCCGCGAGCCGGCCGTCCACCATTCCCATGTCCCATTTCATAAACTCGACACGGATCGAGGCGTCGCTGGGATTTTCGTTCACCTTCCGGAGAAGGGTACTCTCCCCGAGCCCTTCGGCGATTCCGTTGTGGTTCAAGTCCAGGCCCACATTGTAGGCGAAGCTCACCAGGGCGTCGAATTGGTTTTGGTTGATCGGAGACTTCACCAGGAAGTTGACCCCGTCTTCGAACTTCAAGAGGATTTGCTCGAAAAGTTTATCGGCTTCGGCCTGGGTGATCGGCGAATCGTTTTGGCTAACGCGCCGGCCGTCCGGATACCAGGTATTGCCCCAGCCAATCGTCCACACGCCCACCATGTCGCGGTAGGGGTAGATCAGCCCGTCTCGTTTCTCGGCGCACGATTCGAAAGAGTGGATGAGCCCTTGGCCCTTCTGAGAAGTTTTCATTTTTGGTTCCCCTACAAACTTTTTTAAACCAAGTAACATTTTCAGCCTATTCGAATTATACCCATGTGCATGAGCCAGAGGAGAAGCGCCCCGGCGATAATTGTTCCACCGATCATGAGTTGAGTTCGGTTGTTCCCGTCCTTAATAATTTTGATGTCGGGAAGAACGAACTCGCGGAAATAGGCTTTCGTCACGAACTCGCCTTTTTCCTCGCCATCGACATTGATTCCGACTTTTTTTTCCACTCTTTCAAGTTGACCGTCGTGGTCTTTCAGCCTTTTATGAAAAAAATGTGGGGTGAGTTCATGCTCGGGGATTTCATCTTTGCTCATTTTGTGCCTACGCAATGCTGGGTTTTTTTACAAGGAGCCCTTTCACATAATTGACAATTCGGCGCGTCGTCCCGAAATCAAAAATGACCGTGAAGTCTACCGGCTCGCTCTTCCGATTGATCAGGGCGCTTTGCGCGTCGGTGATACTCACCGTGAACCGGCCGGCCGGCGCATCCGTGACCACGATCGGAGCCCCCACGTCTGAAAGTTTGATCTCCAGGGTAGTTGCGTCCGTTTTGAGAAAGCGGGCGGTGATTTCCGTGACTCCGGTTAAATCAAAACTCGCGCCATTGGCCCGCTTCACCCGGAGCGCCAGGACTCGATCCTCGCCCTGGATGATCGTCAAGTAGTCGACTTCGCAGGAACAGTTTTCGTCACACGACATTTTAGTTTTCCTCCACCGTTCCAACGAGTTCCGAAGCCTCGACCACGACATCCGATTGAACGTCGATCTCGTCATTGGCGAAACGGGAAACGCTCAGATATTCGTATTCGTACTCCGCGCTGTACTGGCCGATCGCCGGAGGCGTCCAGGCGTAGATATAGCGGCCCACGACATCCTGCGTCATGGTTGCGGCGTTCACGATCACGGCCGGCGTTCCGGAGACTCGGCGAATCGTGATCTTGGGGAATGGCGCCGTTTGTCCGAACTTGGCTCCCGAGGCATCGGCCAGGAAAAGTTGGAAGGTGTAGGGGCGATTTACTTTTACGCTGTCCATTTTTTAAGTCCTTGGGTCAACGAAGGCGTTGAGCTGGGATAGTTGAGTCATTGCGTTCACCTGGGCTTTGAGAGCGGTTCCGGAAAGGAGCGCGGCGTTCAGCTGATAAAAAGCCTCCGCGACGAAAGCCGGCATCTTTGACCGCTCCAGCAAATAGTCCCGGTTGTCCAGGGTGGGATAAGGGACGTCTCCGATCGAGCCCGCCATCATTGTGAGTTGGATGTTTTGGAGATTTTGCTGGGCCTGGATCGAAAGAGAGAACGTTTTTTCCTCGAAAATAAAACCGCGCGAAATCATTTCCCGAGTCTTGGCGTCGATTTCGACCATGACCAAGTCGCGTTTTCTCTCGACAAGGAAAGCCGTGTCGTACCGGGAATGGCTTCCGAGATACGACTCGTAGGCCGCTTGGGTCATGAGTTGCCATCCTTCCCCCTCTGGAAGTGTAGTACCTTCCCCGAGCGGTTGGAGTTCGCAGGGCCAGTCGGAGTTATGTCCCTCGACGGGATGCGGGCTTAAAAATCTGACAGCGTAGTTCATTTTTTACCTCGCCGTTGTAAATCGTTGATAGAGAAAAAAGGTGTCGATGTAGCAGAGGTGGCTCACGACCGCGGCCGAAGCCTTGATGATCCGGCAGTGCGGAGCGATAAAAGCCGTCGGGATATTTGTCGTCGAAGGAGAACCAACGGCGACATTGTTCACATAGGCTTGAACCGAAGTCCCGGCCGCATTCACTTCAACACCGACGGTGATCCATCCTCCAGCCGTGACCGGGATTCCGGTATCGACCGTCGTTCCCACTCCAGCGGCCTGGGTGATCAGGAGCCAGTTCAAACTTGTGGCGCGGCTGTACTGGATTTTGACTTGATCAGGAGTGAGGTTCGTACTCGCCACAAGCCCGAGATCAATCCGATAGTCGTTCGTGACCGTCGCAAGGGAAGGGATGTAAACACGCCAGCGGAAAAGAAGGCGCCCGCCGCCGAGCTTCAATCCGGTTGTCGCTGATCCGGAGGTCACACCGATGAGTGTCCGGGCGGCCACGCCACCGTTTGTCGTTCCGGTAGCCAACTGGAGAACACCTGGATGGTTCGCATCGACAAGAGTTCCTTCGGTATCGGAAACACCGGTGCCCGAGTCAGCATCCAGCCATCGCAATTTACTAACGGCGTCACCGAGCCAGTCCTCGTCGAGAATAAGCTCTCTTGCAAGATTGACTTTGTCTTCCCATCCAGGGAGACCACTTTCTAAAAACTTGAGAGTTTGGCCGGCAACTCCCACTGCGAGGGGCGACAAAGTATTTGGGCCTGTTCCGATGGGGATCGTTCCAGCGGTGTAGCCAAACTGAAATGGCGTCGTGATTTCAAGCCAGTCAGCGAGAACCGTCGGGCTATCCGTCGAAAGAATAAAAGTTTTGGAAATATCGCTCCGGACGGCCACATCGCCGCGCTGGGCGGTGAGCGCAAGCATCGCGGCCTGGGAAGCCACGGGGAAAACATCCGTGATTGCGATAGCCGGTATTTGCGCCGAAGGGATTTTCGAATCAGCCCCCAGGGTTGCGACACCGTTCGCGGCCGCTTTTTCCGCGGCAGGGATCGCCAGGATGTCAGCCGGCGTCAGCGGATCACTTCCACCATTCGCGTGAGACGACTTGTGGGCCGGGAGTTGGGCAAGCGGAAGTTTCGCGGAAGGATCGAGAGTTGCTACGCCACTGGCGGCGCCTTTCTCTGATGAAGGAATGGCCCCAAGAGTGGCCGCTGAAAAAATGGGACTAGGACTTGCCATATTTTATTCCCTCGGATCGTAAAAGGTTTCGAGAAACTTTTCGTCGTTTGAGTTCACGATTTTGTCTTTCAGGTCACGTCCGGATGAAAGGGCGAACGCCACTGCGTTGTTTGCCGAGTCGAAAAATCCCAGCATCTTTGCAGTCCGGAGAGGGTACGCATTGTCGTCCATGGTTGTTATGCTCGTTCCGTCCAAGAGAGCGCCGCGCAGAAAAAGAACGTACATCCAGAGAAAGTTTTTCTGAGCTTCGATCGAAAGGCTGAACTGGTTCCCATCGAACGAAAAGCCGCGGGCGATAATTTGTCTTGTTTTTTCATCGACGATTTCAACGGCTTTTGACCTGAGTTCAGAGATTCCCATTAGGCCGGAGCGGTAAACTCTTTCGTTTGAGGATTGTACGTCCAGCCGATCTCGCCGGTCTTGCTCGTCATGTCGACGATGTAGTCGTACTTGTCCACAAGGTTTTCGTCGCAAAACTTTTTATCAGCGACGATCTTGTTTTCCATTTTCCCGCCTTTCACAAGTCCGTAAATCTTGATATTTGATTCAGCCATTTTCTACCTCTTTAAGCGTACCAAGCGATTGTGACCCAGCCATTTGCCGCACCGACAACGCCAGCGCCAACGACGACAGCAAGCGATCCAGCTCCCTGAGTGTCAAATGGAACCATACTGGAAACCTGGGCCGCGAAAGCCGCTTTCCTATTATTCTGATCAAGAACAGCGGCGCCGAACGCGACCCATTCGTTCGTATCGACGGTTGAGTTTCCACCCCTATTGTTATTGGATGCGTTTTCGTTTGCATCGCCGCCACTTCCCGAAATATAGAGAGTGCGAACTCCGGGCGGAACAGTGAACGATGCGCTCGAAGCGAAGTTTTGAACAAAGAGCTGTTTTAATGGGATCTGCATGGTGTTTCCTTACGGAGTGATTTCAAAACCGTCGCCAATAATCCCAACGATTGCAAAAGCCGAATCGAACCTCGTCCATATCTCATCACCAGGCCCAAGATAAAGCCAGTCAGTGACGATTGGCTTTCCATCCGGTTGAATGAAATCGTTGAAGATCATCGAGTCAGAGTTTGGCGGAGAGAACCCGGCCCGCACCTGAAACAGCCACATGAAAGCCGCAACGTTCGCCGAAACAAATGAGTTCCGGTTTACGGCTTTGATTCTCATTTGAACCTCTTTCCCCGGTGGACAGGTATAGAGAAGGTAATTTGTTCCAAGCGATACAATCGCGGGAGTCCCGGTTCCTTGAGAATCATTTGCAAATAAAATCTTGGCCTGTGATACCATTTTTTCCTCTCTTAGTTTCCGGGTAGCGCCATGCGTCTAGCATGGTGCGCGGAGTCGTTTGAAATCTGATTGTTATGAAAAACGATTCCCGTTGAATCTCCATGCGGATTCGCATAGGTGATCGTGTAAGGCCCGCCAGTATTTCCTATCAGCGTTCCGAGAAGAATCTCTTGGCCGGCCGGCGCCACGGCGTCCACGGTCAAACTGAAAGAAGGGAAAACAGCGAAGACGTATGTGCCAGCTTTTTTTGCTCGTCCCCGGGTCGGGCTCGAAGTTTCGGCATAGAGAAGTTTTACATAATTGACCGTCGAACCATCCAGTGTTGCGGAGGCGATCGGGAAATTGGTCTGAGGTGGCATCAGGACGCGAACAAGTTTTTGAACCGTCGTCACTGTCGGTGGAAGAGATGCGTAGGAAGCTGGGATTTTTATATCGGCGTAGTGATAGCCAATCGTCTGAACCGTGTCCAAAGTGTCGCCGACTCCCTGGACGAAGCGGCCACCGGAAAACAGAACAGGGACGGCCGTTAAAATATCGGTGATTCTACGCGTCTCGTTCTCAAGCCATTGCAAGTCTCGGACGATGTCCTGGCCGTACCATCTATCGCCGACGAAATGAGGAATATCGGGAGCGCCGCCGTCGTAAGCCCAGTTGTGGTGTCTATCAATTTCCATTTTAAATCACCGCCAGTTCGTTGAAAACAATTCCCGTGACGTAGCCCAAGTGTATCACCAAGTAAGCCGGAATGAAATCCTCTTCGAAAATTGCGATCACAGCCGCAAGCTGGGGAGCGGAAATGTTTGCCGTGAAGTCAATAAAAACATTCCAGGCGTTTCCGGCCGACTCCCCACCGTCGATTGTCGGCCCCAGGTTCGTGTCGATCTCGTCGTTTCCGATTGCCGACCAGTAGTAAGCGGCAAAGGGTGGAGTCGTTCCACCATCGCAAATAATGAAATGATCCCCGCCAATATCATTAAAAAGGAGCGTGTTCAGCCCGGTGATGTCGTCGATCCGGATTTTTATATCGTTCGCCCATTCTCCGAGTTTTTTGTGGGTCGCCACGGCCCGCGCGATCTTTTTCCTTTTGGTGTCCTCGTTGTCGCTTGCTTTAATTCCCGCGTTGAAATAATAACCCAGCTCGTCCAGAATAACCGAAGGAGCCTTCACCGGATCGAAAAACTGGAGGAAGGTTAGGACGTCTTTTTTCCATCCGAGATTGAACTTGTCGAGTTTGGCCTGGAGCGCCAGCAAGTCCGGAGTGGACTTAAAAATCTTTGGTGTGAAATCCCTCGCCGGTACTGGAAGCATTTAGACGACCGTCATAGTCCCATCGACCGTGAGTTCGTTGTCGCCCACCACGATAGGAAAACTTGGGGAGTTAATTGTCACAAAATCCACGCCCGTGATTTGGTCGATCACGGAAAGAATGTCGGAAAGCTGGATGTCCAGTCCGAAGTCGGTGGCCTTGAAGCGGTTGATGATATTCGTAATTTCAACGGAGTTCGCGGAGGTGAAACTGTACCCCCATTTGTCGTTGATGAAAGAAATTGCTTCGAGAATCCCGTTCTCGGAAAAAATATCTTTCACCTCTTGTCCGACATCCGTCGTCGAAAGCCGGGCCGCGAGGCTCACGAAAGGGGAAACGTTCGCCAGGATGAAACCTGTTTGGAGCGTGACGGTGATATTCAGGTTTTGCGTCAGGAGGGTGTGATCCTCTACCCGAACGTCGATTGATTCCAAAATCGTTCGATCGGTGAGAAAGGTGTCAAGCAAACCTTTGAACGGCGTGGACATGAACCCGCCACCCTTTGGAACAGCAAGCACTTGGCACGTCCCCGCACCGTAGGCGTTCCGATTGACCTTCACCAGAGTAAGCCCTCCGAAGTTAAGCGCCAGGGCGCGGCCGTCCTCCGTAGTAACGAAACGATCTTTTGATTTAAGGAGAAGCGGGCCGACGACCTTTCCACTGTCGATACTTTCCGCTTCCCCGCCCCCGGTCATTTTCGTGGCGTTCGTCACACCCTGAATTGAGACGTGCGCGGCCAGGTAGGAAGTGATCGAATTGAGCCCGGAGATATTTGAAATACTCCCGCCTCCGGTCGCGTATTTCGCGGTCACGTCAAAGGCTCCCGGGATTTGTCCGTAGATTCCATTTCCAAACTCGACGTAGGCGATCCCGTTCGTTCGGTAGCGAAGAAGATAATGCTTGTCCGTCGAAATCGAACTAATCAACGAAGAGACTCTTGTCCAACCCACCCCATTGATCACAACCTCGACAGTCTCTTGGATGATCGAAAGATCGGGCAGTTCGTAGCGCTGAAAAATATCTGTTCCGTTTGAAGTCCCGACCGTAATGAAATTGGCCTTGGAGGTTTGCTGAAAAGCGGAGGCGCGGAACGAATGGAGGGTGATCGTATGAATCCCGGTTCCAGCCGTGGTGATGTCGATAAAAGTGTTTGAGAAAGCATTCGCCACGGTCGTTGCAAGCCGAATCGTGGTCGCCGAAACTCGGATGGCGTAATAATTCGTCGCCGCGGTCAAAGGCGCCGGCAGGGTTCCGGCCGAACTCACTCGCACCCGCTCCCCGGTCAAATAATCCCGAGCCACCGTCAAAAGATCAGTTCCAGCGTTCGCGGTGAAAGTTTCCGAGAAAGCGTTCATCGTCACGCTGACCCGAGCCTCGAATCTCTTTTGGGTTTTATCCGAAGACCCCGGGAAGAGCGCGATCATGTCCGACGGGTTGAAAGTGATCGGCAAGGACGCGGCCGGGTTCACATAAAAAAGAAGGGTGCCACTCGAAGTGGAAGCCGGAGCCAAAAAGTAGTCGATCAGCTCCAGAAGGTCTTGGACGGCCCGGCGAGTGAAAGCGGTTCGGAGAAGGTTGTTGTTTGCGGCCGCATTGAGCCAGGTCGAAATCGTGTCACCGATCCCGGCGATCATTCGCTTGAACCAATTCGGTTTGTCGATCAGCTCCGCGTCGGAGTTTAAGTCATTCAGGATTTGGGTGTAGTCGTTCGACTGACTTTGAATTGGCCCGGTCATACGGTCACACTCACAGTATTTGGATTCGTAAAATCTTTGTAGGGAATGTAAAGCGCTTCAATGTCCAAGTCCCCGCCCTTCTGCCGGAAATTGATTGAGGTCTGGCTGATCGCCACTCTTCGATCGGGGTTTGCGTCTCGTCCGTCCGTCACTTGGGTATTCAAAAAAGTAATTGCGTTCACGATGTCGAAAGCCCCCATGATTCGGAGATAAACGGCGTTCGGATAGTTCTCGCGGTTCGCAATTCCCGCTCCCTCTTCCCTGTCGTAGTATAGGCTTCTTTTTGGCTGGAGTATAGCGGCCGCGACGGAGTGTTCGATCTCCGCGGCCACGTCCTGGCCCCAGTTGAAAAAAATCCCTACGTCTTGGAGATCATCGAAGTTCATTTCAGACCCCTTTTATTTCTTCTGAAAGTATATCCGACGAAGAGCCATTTTGTAGAGGGGTGAGCGGAGTCGTCACGACCGAGGCCCAGGTGGCGGCGTCGGCCGGCGTTCCGGTCGGAACAAACGAAGTGAGGCTCGTTTTTACTTGTCCAAGAAGGGCAATTATTTTGTCCAGCTCAGTTTTGAAAGTATCGCCCTTGACGTATGACTCGGCGTCACCGATGAGTTTTAAAATCTCTTCGGCCTCGTCGTAAACAATAGATTTCCCTTCGACCGCCCGGCTTTCAAAAATAACTTGATCGGTGTTTTCCTCGTAGGAGGTCGGGCGATTCGATTCGACTTCGTGATTGGTTCCCAGGTAGGCAAGATTTTCTTTTCTCCCGCCGACAAAATAAACGTCCACGGAGTCACCGACTTTTGGGGTGAGGAGCCCATTCACATTTCGGGGAACAGCCCAGTCGATAAACTCTGCATTGTTGTCCCCCTCTTGGCCCCACGTCAAGTCGAGAACGCGAACCTGGATGCGGCCTCGACTTTGCGGGTCGTCTATGTCTACGACCTTTGCGGAGTAAATCCGGAGATACATCGTCTCTTGGAGAACGATGTCCCTGATCTGATCGTAGAGACTTCTAGCCATTATCGAACCGGAGCGATCTTCAAGAAAGCCTGATCGCTGTAAACGCCCTCGACGCTTACTTCCATCGAGTATTTTGAATCAATCGTGTGGGTAATTTTTCGGACGAAGTAAAAAAGCTCCGGCGCGTAGAGCTGAGAAGGGAAGCTTTTGTCGAAAACAACCTCCATGGGCGGCGTGAGGAAAGGGTCGCCGAACATCGAGAGCCCGATCTCATATCCCGGCCCCTGCGGCGCGGTGCGCTCTTCCACCCTGGAAAAAAATCTCTTGACCTCTTCAAAGGTTTTCGTCTCGGCGATCCGCGCAACAAACTCGACTTGCGTTCCCAGGTCTTTATTTTTTATGAGTTCGGCCTTTACCCGATCCGGCTCCAGGCGCCAGGTGACAATGCTCCCGCCCTCGATAACCTTTCGATCGAAAGTCCTGTTTCCCTGGGCGTCCACTCGGATTGTCACCGAGTCACCCGTCCCACCCTCTCCAAAGTTTTCGTTAAAGTTCCACTTCGTCACGTTTGCGACATCGGTTCGCCAGGACAGCGTGCGCTTGGTTCCGAAGGCTCCGCTCAATTTTTTAGCGAAGGTACTCGTCCCAAGTTTTTTAAAGTCAACGAAAATGCCTAGCTTGTGGCTTCCGATCGTCGTCACCCGGTAGGCGGCGTGGAAACGCTCCGCGAGTTCAACCAGGAAATTGTGATTCGTTCCGTGTTGCCGGACAGGGGTTTGATCGGTGATCGCCTCGCTTCCCTTTTCAAAATTGATTTCCATATCCGAGACGCCCATTTCCCCCATGACTTGCCGGACGAGGTTGGAATTGTCCCCGTTCGTAAAGACGCGGGTGAGCCGGTCGTCCCTCATTTCCCGTTCGTAAAAATTGATGTCGTAGCCCACGTCCCCGTTCTCTTGACCATTCCCAGCCGGCGCCTGGACGATGGCCTTGATCGTTCTCTGGGGAAGCCCGGTGATCTCCCCGATCGACCGCGGGAAAATAGAAGTCGGAAATGAAAGCCCGTACCCCCAGGTGATCAGGATTTGAGTCCCAGTCCGGATTTTGGAATGAGCGACGTAGTTCGGATCGTTCAGGGAAAGCGAACCTATGATTCCTTTGTTCAGCTCTTCCGTGAGCGTGAGGCTTTTTACGTTCGGGGAAAGGACGTGGTAATCGGAACCGTCGAGCGTTACCTTGAAAAAAGCATTGTCGGCTTTGAAATCCATTTACGTTCTGACAGGTATCCGGATCACGTCGAGCCGTTCAAAATCGAAATCACTATCCACGATCTCGACGATGTTCGCTTCGATAATTTGGTACGTTTGAAACTCTGCCTTGGGGCCGGCCACATCCTGCCGAGTAATGATCTCGTCCGGCATAAAACCTTTTTGATTTTTCAGTTTTACGGCCGTGAGATACTCGGGGATTTCCACCATTTCCCGAACAGGGAGAACCTGCCCGGCCGCGTTCGTAAAAACGATAATTTCCGTCGAAATGTTCCGCATTTAGTAAGTCCGTTTGTCCGGCTGGAAGGCATCGGCAAAACCAAGGGCCGTGCCGAGCATCGAGGAAAGTTTTCTGAAAATCCCCTCTCCGATATTCAAAGGGTTTTCCTCGTCGAGAATCAGCTCCAGGGAAACGTCCGTCCATTGCGGATTGCCGAGCTGATTCACGAACTCCGCTTTGTGGTTGAAGTCGCATTTCGAAACGTACCAGATAAGCGGGATGCTTCCGATCCCCCAGTTAAAAAGAACCTTCGGGCCTGGAGTAAATTGTCCTTGGCGAAGGAAGATCGAGGCCAGGCCGAAGGCTTTTTGCCGGAGGTTTTCAAACTGTTTTAGCTGGAGCGTATTTCCGATCGTGTTGTTTCGCTTAATGATCGGGAGGGTGAAGGAGATTTTTCGGTTCCCCTGCCCACTCTGATTGATCGGTGAAAAATCAAGACCAGGGATCGGCGTTTCGGTAATGACAATGTTTTTGTTGTCGGCAATGTCGCTAGGGATCGGCTTCGACATGATCACAATTCCGTTCGAAATATCCACCAGCATGAAGGGGAGGGCGAAGTTGTAGTGGCCCACGTCGCCGCGGGTGATCGTTGCGCCCATCAGTAAGCCCCTGAGACAGCCATTTCTTTTCGGAGGATAGCACGGATTTTGTCCGAAAGACCATCAGCGAAGTTTTGGCCGGCGTTCTTGGCGTTCCCTTCGGTCACACTCAGAATAATTTGTCCCACGATCGAACCGATACTCACCGGAGCGCCGCCCGCCCCGCCCATCCCAGGATTGACCATCGGAGTATTTTTCGTCGCAATGATAGTGTCGCTCGGGCTCGTATGGATGATCGAGCCATCGGATTTCACGATCGCGTCCTCGACCTTGCTTTGTTTTTGGGTCACGGCGTTGAAAATGGTTTTTCCGCGGCCGAGGTAGTTCCCGGCGATGTCCTTCCCAGCCCCCACGATATCCGAACCCAGTTTTTTAAAATCCAGGTTGATGAGATCGGTCGCCACTTTCAAAACCGTTTTAAGGGTGATCAAAAGATTCTCGAAAGCCACACCGACAACACTCCCGATTATAAGTCCGACCTTATTGAAAACGTCGCCCAAGGTCACGCCCAAGACATTGATATTCGTGATCGCCGTCCAGAGTTCGCCCAGGGCGCCGACGATCTCTTTGATCAGTTTAAAAAATCGCCCACCGAGGTAGGCTTCGATATAGTTTTTGTAAAAGCCGACCAGCGCTTCCAGGAGGGAGCCGATCACCTCACCGATTTTTTTTATGTAGGGCTCGAGAAAAAGGAGAATTACGGTCACTTTCAAAAGGAGAAGGTTGAAAAGATCCTCGATATTTTTAGTCGAAGCCCCGAAGTATTTCGAAAGCCCCTGAAAAAGTCCCGCCACGGCCCCGGAAAGGAAGGTGTAGAGAACCTTCGCGGCCGTCAAGACAGTTCGGAAAACGTTCACCAGCACCGAGCCCCACTTCACGAAGTCGGTTCGGTGGGCAGTTACCCAGTTCAAAATCTTTTGGAGGATGGGGAGGATTTCCTTTCTGAGCGGCTCGAAAAAGTTCCGCATGATGATGCTTCCGGCAATGGCGAAAGTCTCCCCGATCTCCGGAATGCCTTTCATAATCGTCGAGATCGAGAACAGGCCGGCCCCAACAGCGGCAAGCGGCCCCAGGAGCTTCGTAAGCCCTCCACCCATCATTTCACCCAGTCCACCCCCTCCGGATGCGGCCTTGCCCACTTTCTCCGCTACTGGGGAAGGCTCCGTAGCGGCCGCGGCCTTTCTCTTGCCGAAAATCTTGTCTCGGACGTCTCCAAAGCCTTTGCCCAGGAGGGAGAAGGATTTGCCGATCGCCCCGGGCAGTTTAGTGATGTCCTTCGCGGCCTTATTGAACTCTTTGTCGATTCCCTTTGCGGTTTTCTCCGCTACCTTTTCGATCGAGTTGAAAAGTTTGGAAACCTTTTTCACACTCTGTTCGAACATTTCCGTGCCGAAAAGAAACTGAACCCGTTCCATTATTTTTTATCCGGCTTGTTCTCTTGGTTTATTGTTACAGCTTTCAGGTATATTTTGTCAAAATAATTCCATCGGCAGTGCATCAGGTAGGCGTGTTGAAATCCTGGGATCACTCTTTGGACGAAGAGCGCGCGGTCGAGAATCGTGTTTTCGTCGAAGTCGAGTTGTCCGGCGAGGACTCCGGCGATGATTTGCTCGGGCCATTCGAGGCGCCCTCCGGAGCCCCCGTCCGAAGGGCCGAGACGAAAAAACTTCTTACGTTGATTTCCTCTTCGAAGGGGCTGTCGCAGTCCCGACACACTCTTGCGACCTCCAGATTGATTCGGTAGCGGTTGAACGCGGCCGTAATCCGTTTGTAGTCGCCCAAGTCCATGCGCTCGAAAATGAGTTTCCCGTATCGGTTTTTCCACTTGGCGTCCGGCGTATCGTTATTGCACTTCACGATGCACTCGGCAAAAATCGCCATCTGGAGGCGGTTCTTGTCGCGCTGAGACATCGCGGCGCACTTCACGCAGTCGTTCAGGGTGGGCCAACGAAAGTGTAATTTTGACACACTTGTGAGGATTTCCCCTTTGATGTCCTGGACTTCGGCCGGAGTCTCCAGGTCAACGGCGAACGTTTCCTCCTGGCCCTCCATGTAAATGCGCTCCAGATCGTCGGTGTGGTCGCGGAGGTCGATGTCCCCTTTTTTCTGGGCGTAGTTCTTTTCCCCGCACTCTGGGCACTCGTAGACCCCTGAGACGGCGTCGTCGCCCTTGATAGCCTTGGAAATCTCAATGATGGCTTGCATCGCGCTCTGGAAGGGCATAGCACCCGCCACAGCCTTTGCCCGCTGGCGATCGACGGGCTGATCGTCCACGTCCTGAATGGATCCCGCTACGAAGCTCCGGACGGCCTCGTAGTAGTTCCCATTCTCTGCGGCGTTGGAAACGTCGGCCAAAGCCCCGGGTGAGGGCTGGCAAAAGTTGACCGATGAGATCGGACTTCCACCCTGGAAGATTGGAATGACCAGTCTCATGTTCTTACTGAACCGGTATTTCGATTACGTCCCAGGGGAGTAAGCGAAACTTTTCTTGCGCGAAGGTGGGATTGGCGGCGTCGTAGGCTCCGCTCTTGGTCGCCATGACGCATTCGCAGTCCGGGTAAAGGTTTCGTTTGATTTCTTGGCCGTCGGCGTCCGTGGTGACGACGATGCAGTCTTTCGTCTGATCCAGGTTGTACCAGTCAGCGAGAAGTTTCATCGTCTTGGAGTTTCGGCGAACCTTGACCGTTCCTTCGATCGGGGGAATGGTTTTCACCCCGTTCGAAATGATTCTTTTTTTTCCAAACTCCGGAACCTCGACCGTCCCCTCTTCCGAGGTGAGTTCGTTCAGGTTCGTAAGCCCCTCGAGGATTTCACCCTCGACGATAAGTAT